GAATGATAAAATTATGAGATTAGCAAAGATATTAAAAATGGGCACAATAATCGATATTGATCCAACCAAATCCCTAGGTATGATGAAAGGAGGTGGTAGTGAGACGTTCACTGATATAGAACTTTTGATCTTGCGTACATACGCTGTAAATGGTATATTAAAGATACTAGAAAACTCTGGAAATGATAATACTATTCGTAAAAAAATTATTGATACAGTAAAAGATAGAAATTTAGCTTCATTCAAGCCAACCTTTGGTAGACATAATTTACGACTTCTGCATTTTCTATGTGCAATTGTAGCGGATGGATATTCTGAGGGATTGAAACTAATGGGAATTAATACAGTTAAAGAAACAAAAGTCGCACCAGACACACATTTAAAGAAAAAACTAAAACAAGAAATCGAAGATCAATCAATAAAAGTTTTAGAAAACTTGGTAAAAAGTACAGAAATGAAACAATATATGGTAACAGTATATTCAAAAAATCACCCATTTATAAAACGCGCAAGATATAAACGTGTCATTAGAACAGCATTTGAAAATGTGGACATAGAATTAAGTACAAAAATGCAAAAAGCGAATAAAGATGATTTTACTGCCAAAGATTTCAGAAACAATCCAAAGTATAAATCTACTGCAACATACTTACTTGGTAAGGAACTCGGATATACTTGGCGAGAAGTAATAGATGCTGTTGATGATACCAATAGTTTAATAAATGCAGTAATAGAGCACTCAATGCCAACAGATAAAACAGTGCGGAAACACTTAGTTAGTAAACTTGATGGTAAATCCACAAAATTACTATTTAGTGCCTCAAAATTAAAAGGTGTGGGATTTTATGCCTCAGAATTAAAAGCTGCGGGATTTAGTGCCACACAATTAAAAAATGCGGGATTTAGTGACACACAATTAGAAAATGCGGGATTTAGTGACACACAATTACAAATAATACTGAATAATGAACTCTCAGAATTAAAAGAAAAGTTTGATGCCGAAGAATTAAAAGAAAATGGATTTAGTGCCACAGATTTAAGAATACTGAGATATGAACTCTCCGAATTAAAAAAAGCGGGATTTACTGCCTCAGAATTAAGAAGTGCGAGATTTAGTGCCATACAATTAATAAGTGCGGGATATGATTCCAAACAATTAAGAAGTGCGGGATATGATTCCAAACAATTAGAAATAATACTGAATAATCAACTCTCAGAATTAAAAGAAAAGTTTGATGTCTCAGAATTAAAAGAAAAGGGATTTAGTGCCACAGATTTAAGAATACTGAGTTATGAACTCTCCGAATTAAAAAAAGCGGGATTTACTGCCTCAGAATTAAAAGCTGCGGAATTTACTGCCTCAAAATTAAAAGATGCGGGATTTAGTGCCTCAGAATTAAAAGCTGCGGAATTTACTGCCACACAATTAATAAGTGCGGGATTTAGTGCCACACAATTAAGAAGTGCGGGATTTAGTGCCTCAGAATTAAAAGCTGCGGAATTTACTGCCACACAATTAATAAGTGCGGGATTTAGTGCCACACAATTAAGAAGTGCGAGATTTAGTGCCACACAAATAAGAAGTGCGGGATTTGATGCCTCAGAATTAAGAAGTGTGGGATTTAATGCCTCAGAATTAAAAACAGCGGGATTTAATGCCACACAATTAAGAAGTGCGGGATTTAGTGACATACAATTAAGAAGTGCGGAATTTGATGCCTCAGAATTAAAAGGTGCGGGATTTAGTGTCACACAATTAAAAACAGCGGGATTTAATGCCTCAAAATTAAAAGGTGCGGGATTTAATGCCTCAGAATTAAAAGATGCGGGATTTGATGCCTCAAAATTAAAAGATGCGGGATTTGATGCCTCAAAATTAAAAGATGCGGGATTTAAACTCTCAGAATTAAAAACAGCGGGATTTGATGCCTCAAAATTAAAAGATGCGGGATTTAAACTCTCAGAATTAAAAACAGCGGGATTTAATGCCTCAAAATTAAAAGCTGCGGGATTTAAACTCTCAGAATTAAAAACAGCGGGATTTAATGCCTCAAAATTAAAAGCTGCGGGATTTGAACTCTCACAATTAAAAGAAGCTAAATTTGATGCCTCAAAATTAAAAGAAGCTGAATTTGATGCCTCACAATTAAAAACAGCGGGATTTGATGCCTCAGAATTAATAAGTGCGGGATTTGATGCCTCAGAATTAATAAGTGCGGGATTTGAAATACATAAAATTGATGAAAATAATGATGAAAATAATGATTATATTAAATTTATTAAAAAATTTTTAATAAATAATAAAATAGAAGAAGGTTTTGTTATTGGATCTTTTCTCAATCTTTCTAAGGGTGGTCATGAAGACCGAATTGTAGATTCATCTGCAGAAGACATAGAATTAAATAATAATCAATATAATGAGTATAAAGAAAATAGTTCTGGATATTTTAAAAAATTAGATGATAACAAAATTTACACAAGATTAGAAAGTGAATATATGGATAATATCGAAATAGAAAATTTATCTGTACGTCAAGTAGTATATGATAGAGGCAAGGTTATAATAAAAAAAGCAATCCCTAACACTAACACTAACACTACCCCCTAACCCTAACCCTAACCCTAGGATTTAGTTTATCACAATTAAAAGATGCGGGATATAAACGTGATGATATACTTAACGCGGGATTTAGTGCCACAGAATTAAAAAAAGAGGAATTTAGTGCCTCAGATTTAAAAGCTGCGGAATTTACTGCCTCAGAATTAAAAGCTGCGGGATATACTCATGATAAAATACTTAATGCGAAATTTAGTGCCTCAGAATTAAAAACAGCGGGATTTACTTACGAAAACTTAATACCAGCTAAATTTAAGGTCGAAGAATTAATAAAATCAGGAATAACTGATCGCGACAAGAAAGACTCAATATCAAGAAATTTCTCTGAAATTACTAAAAATGATAATACAAAAAAAAATAGGAAAAAAGAATTTCTTCAAATATTTAAAAATTCGGGATATACAGCCCCAGATTTAAGAAAACTTGGATATATTAGCCTAGAATTAATAAATAGAGGTTACACATAAAATGAAATAATGTAAAATATAAATACATAATACTCTAACCCAATATAAACTGTCGTAATGAATTCCAATCCAATGGTTCTCCAGGTGCTGGAATTTCTTCGCTATTTTCATCTATAGGTGCTGTACTACCTACAAATTTATCATCATCTATACGGAATGCCCAATCTAAATCGGAAATGAGCCATTGTCGATGATAAAGTCCACATTTCTCCAAATACTGTAAAGATATATCTTGTTCGCCGTCGCGGCCTCTATTTCGAATGCGTCTTTCACATTCTTCTGGTTCTGTGGTTAGCCACATAATTCCATCCACAGAACACTCAAATAATCCCACTTCTGACATCATTTTGTACACTTCAAATTCACATGGTTCCAATTGTCCTTCGTCGTGCAGCATTTGTGCGAATATATTACGGTCGGCTTCTAATGACCGTTCCATTACAATTGTTTTTATTTTCGAATCAGGTTGTACAGCTTCCATAATTGCATTTCTAATCAAGTTTTGTCTTGTAGTAAAAGCCATTACTTGAAATGAGAATGCATACTTTTTCGGGTTTTCATAGAAGAGTTCAATCATCGTCTTTCCGTTTTGTTTTATTTTTTCCCATATATCTACAGGTTCCTGTATAAATACTATTTCTTCGTCGTCCTGAAATACTGATTTCATGTGTTCTATAAAAGTGGATTTACCTGCACCAATATTACCTTCCAGTGAAATCAACCGAGGTCGTGTAAAAGGAGGAGGATATATTTCCTCGGTCATATCGATAAGAGATGGCATATCGCTGTAGCCAGACTCTGATAAGTTGGTTTGCATATCGCTGTAGCCAGACTCTGATAAGTTGGTTTGCATATTGTTAAGTAGAATCGTAGAATCGCAGAAATGAGTATGCTCTAATCAAATATATTCATTTCATATTATTTTATACAGTACAAATCAATTTTCTGAATAAAAGAATCACACGAATTGCTCTATGAGTTTATAGCCTTTATTCGTTTTCTTACGCCGAATCACCCTTTTTGTATGTACAGTATTTGTTTCGTTAGGAGAATCTTCATCTACATCACCAGTCAAACGAGACATTGCATCTTCTTCATATACAATAGATGCGTGGTCGCCTTTTCCGTGAAAACGGTCGTGACATTCTTCACATACTGTAATCAGATTGCCAATATGATCTTTATGAAAAATACCATCAATATATCCTGCCTCATCCGCCAAATGTTGTTCTTGTAAATGATGTATCTCATTTGTTTTACTGTACTTACCACACATTTCACATTTCCCCTTGATTTTCTTGGAATTAAAATGAGACACTTTGTATTCCAATGTTCCCTTATTCTCTTCGAAATGGGTTTTCCTTATTGTAAATGCACGTTCAATGAAATCATCTGGCAAATAAAGAGACTTACATACTTCGAGACCATATGTCCTTTTTCCAGGACCATCTCGTATTTTCCTATCGTAAATGAGACAATCAGCTTCTCTATCATAGAAAACGGCCAAATGTTTCAACTGCATTCGAGACAATGATTTCAATTCCGCATAATCGACTAATTCGTGGAAATGTGTTGCAAATAGTAGTGTACAGTTCTTGCGATGCAATTCTTCTAATGCAGCCATTACAATACTGATAGCGGATTCAGTTTCTGTACCCGAACATAGTTCATCACCCAGTACAAAACTATTCTCGTCGGCATTATTCAATATCACTCTCAATTCAGACATTTCTACTGCAAAAGTCGATAACCCCTTGAACAAATTATCATTACTCAAAATCCGAGAAAAAATAGATTTGTACGGTTTATATACGAATTCTGTACAAGGAACATACATTCCTGCTTGTGCCATAATAATCGCCACACCACACGCACGAATCATCGATGTCTTTCCTACGGCATTTGTACCGTACAATAATATACCGTCTGGTGTACAAGGGTCAGAATCTGAACGTTTTCCTAAACATACGTCATTGGTCACGTACAATTCTTGTTTCACTAATTGTTCAATTAATACGTGTCTCAAATTCTTGACATTGAAATAAGATTTAGGGGCGTCTTCATCAATGACAGGGCGTATATATCTGTACTGTGATGCCATGAAACATTTGCATATCAAGACGTCTAATTTTGCGATAAACTGACTACAATCGTCCATTGTCTCGGAATACTCTTCATCGATTTCTCCAATAATTCGTAAATATTCTGCACCAATTTTTTGATTTAGTGTATTTTTGAAAGTGGTAATTTTTGTACAGATGTTGTTCAATAATGGAAATACTATTTCCATTGTATTGCTTTTTGCGGCTACATAACGAATATCACTTAATGGAAATTCCACTCCATTCGATAGAACGATTTTTTCATCTACTGTATAAGTACTGGCGATTTGTTTTTTGAGTAAATCACATCGCGGTTTTGTCAACTGTAAACTAATCCCATTTTTTTCGGTTTTATTGCGTTTTATGCACTCAGTGCGTCCTTGAGGCATAAGTTTCTCGAAAAAGGCTTGTATGACATCTAACTGTACACAAGTTGTCTCATAGTCCGTTATCATTTCATCCAATTCAACATTGATTCCTGCAGGAATGATATTTTCTTCAAAACTGACTAAAGAAGAAGTGGATGCACATCTTTCTAAATGAAGATGAGTTTCTAAATATTGAATGATATTTAGGATATTTTTGTGAAATTGTTGAATTCTTGTTTTTCCTAAATGAAAACTTCTGGAGAATTCTGGTGTGCACAAATATTCTGCAACTTTAGGCATTTCTGCAAAACAATTGAATAATTGTTCGGTTTTCAACAAACTCCTGTACCAGTTGTGTACAGTAGAAGGGAATATCTTTTGAAATGATATTTGTTTACTGACTTTTTCCATATCGCATACTCGAGACAAGATTTTCCGTTGAGACATAATGAGGTCACGTGAATCTGTACTGATCAATACACGGTCCATCATATCATATTCTGTGGTCAACCATTCTTCATCGAAACAGGGATGTGTGATCAAATATTGAAATCGACGTTTTCCAATTCCTGTACAACATTTATTTAGGAAACTGTGCACAGAATTTAGATTTCCCATTTTCTTGCCATCTTCCGAATCATCAGATAGAATATTCAATTGTCTCAATGTATGATTTGCTAAATGCATTCGCTGAGACACATTATGGAAAATTGGCATGTATATATGCTTGATTAAACTGGCGTTTCTTTCTTCTATGAAATGTAGTAGAAAACAGAATGCTTGAGTGGCGATTGTGTACTGTACAAACTCACGACATTGTTGAAAGCATTCGTCTCCAAATTTTGCATTTAATATTTGCTGTATATAAGTTTGTTTACTGCATTTCTTGCATACAACATCTTTTGTATTGAATGCGTGTATTTTTGTATTCGGTAAATGTTGAGACAATCCACTAAATTGAGACACTGCGTGTCTCAAATCTTGGTCTTCTTCAGTATCAATATCTTTATTGGTAATCAAAATGCATTCTTTTGGACGATATATCGAGACAATTTTGTCAAGTTCATCGAATGTGGTAGCGTGAATTTTAGCGTCGGTTATTGTCTCATACATAGAAGTCTGTCCGTTATAACTGTTGAGTACAGCAACACCATACACCATCTTATTGATATGTCTCGCAGAGAACGCGGATTCCAACCAGATGCACATTACGTGATTACTGGTTTGTTGCGTTTTGTCTGACGTATCAAAAGCGATGTATGTACTGGGAGAGTGTACAGAATCTAGTTTACGAATTTTCTTCTTTGTCTTTTTACAATAATCATCGGTTTGAACATAAATACATACAGTATGTCCGAATTCCACCATTTGTTGTAAATACTTTTCAATGGCGATTAAATTACAACCTGCCATCATTAATTCTCGACCTTGATAAAGGTGACCTTTTTTCGACATTGCTAAAGAACAATGTTCTGTTACAACTGCCATTTGACTGTCAATAATATCACCAGTTTCAGGGTCTATTGTACCATATATTTCGTAAAAATCACCACACTGTAACAATACAATGGTCTCTTGACCATACTTCGAGATATTCTCTCGCGTCAACTGAAAATATTCTTCATACATACTCATTCTAAAAAATATCAGAAAAAAAGAGAAGAACTTTATTTAATATACTTAAATAACGAGACAAATATTTAATATGATTTGTCTCAAAGAATTAATCAATGTATTTCAATTTTCAATTTTTATATAATATGTAATTGCTGTAGTTGTAGTCTAGTGTTTTTAACTTCTTTGTCTGAATCGACCGATTTATGTTTCGTTTTGCGCCAGCTCAAATTTGCCAAGGCGACATCATCGTACATATGCTTATGTTCCTTTTCTTCCCACATATAGTGCATTCTGCATCCGCTATTGAATCCATTATTGTCACATTGCGCGCGTTGACATTTTTTCCCGTTCTTCAGTAGTTTCCCACATATGTATACGTACATTCCATTTCCAAGGCGTCGCTTATTTTCCATCCAGCAATCGTGTGCATCGTCGAAATCTATGTGTACAGTATTTGTCTCGATGTCGGTTGTTTCCATCTTTCGTTTAGGTATACGTTTATTAGGTAGAGATATATGTTGTACAGGTTTGTTATATCGCCCTGAGCGAGTAACCATAGCGTTATTAGAGATAGTTTGTTGACGAGTAGATACCATTGTTATTTTATAAGAAAGTAGATGCTAGACACTGTCGTGTTATATATGTGAGACAACTATCTTTTCAGATATGATAATCAATTTTTTCCCTCAAAAAAGATGATTTTGATGTACAGTAAAAAAGGGTGTCCCCCTATTTAAGATTTAAGAAAATTGATATATTAGCGCATACGTGACCAACTAGTACGACCACTACTGTACCTATTACGATATCGATAAGAACCCAAATATGCTCCCATAAAAGAAGAGGAGTAATGTGAAGATTTACGTCTACTACACTGATATATAAGAAGGGCTAGTACTAAAAGAGTGACAATAAAATTGGTTATTGGATGCAGTACACCATAATGAGTAGCATGTGCAGAAGCAGTATATTGTACATTATTACAAGACTCATTATTTTTAACTTTGACAACTTCGTAATTTACAATGAAACGGTCGTCATAAGTACCAAAACCAGGGGTGCATCCAGTCATTGTCTCGCCTAGATTATTTTGTACAATAGTACAATGAACAGTATTGGAGTGATATATCCGCATCTCCATTTTCCATTTAGAACAAGGACTTAAGTAGTAGTCATTGTATTCGTGAAATCCGTTAGTGCAAACGATATCATCTACGGAAAAGATGATATCGTCTTTCGCAGCCACTAGAATAGCGAATGAGAGAAAGAATAGAGTGATAATGAACATGATGAGTTTGATGTTGAGTTGAAGAGACCCTATTGGTTGTATATGCTTGTCTCACCAAACTAAAAATGAAATATCAATTTTTTCTATTATGAGTGACACTCTTTTTTGCCTAAAATAAAGGTCTTCATACGGAAAGAAGAACCGTATTGGCGTTTTTGGTACAGGTAATAGTCACTAAGTCCGTATATGAATGCAATAACAGACCCTCCAATGAAAACCCGCTCGACCATTTTCATCATTTCTCCAGTATCAGGAGAAATGCTCTGACGATTTTCCCAATATAATCGTTGGGTATTCAGTACATAGATCATGAAAAGAGAACCTAAAAACACTAAATTTGGCATTAATTGCATTTTCGAAGATAACACGAATATTATGTACAGTATAGCTGCGAATACAAGAGAATGAAGACTGTTTCCATTTGACCAATTGACAGGATGCTTATCATTTTCTTCTTTACTAAAGTCCCATCCACCTTCCAACATGATAAATACAAAAATGAGAATAAACCCGATGACGTGTTTCATATAAATATTCATTTCCATCGCGTGTTGTAATTGACACGATAGAACCTTAGTAACATAACCTCCTGTAATAACAGAATACGTTAAAAAAAGGAATGCTAATTTGGAAATATTTTGATCTATTGGTTCGTAATCCTTCATAGTTTCTTATATATAATGAAATATATAAAAGAAACGTCACACCCAATTATGTCGACATATTGGTCCAGTCATACTACAGTGTATGGGTATTTGTAGATGGTCATTATTCAACGAAGTGAATAGTATACCACAGTTGATACAGAGTACAGTTGTATTGCTAACCCGTTCTAATTCGTGTTTTATTACAGTAGTATCTTGGATATCTGGCCTCAGTTCTTTCAGTTTACATCTTGTACATTGATACGGAACGTCGATTCCCTTTGTTGCACCTGGTCCATTTGATAGAAAACATTCGGTTCTACGTATTTTCTCAGAATCATACTCTATAACTGTTACGTTATTTACGACTGTTATTTTTTTCGGCCAATCGTTATTATAGTAGTAATGTAAACAATCTAATGATTCTACCATTTCTCGAATAATATAGATTTCAACATCTGGTAAATATTCCTGTAAGTTAAAAGAAAGTTTTTCTTTTTTTGTTCCAATATCAGATAATCCAAACATAGAAGCCAACCATTTATAACATCTAATCGCCTCTTCAGGAAAAGTATATGTTCTGTGTGCAAGGGAAAACTCCATTGTTAATGAATTTATTATTAATATTGTACGGTATTGATAATAAATATCATGTTTGTTTCAATTTTCTTCAAAACAATATAAATTCTATTACAGTAACTACATAATATTATGAGATACGATACTATAAACTTGACAAATAAAGCTGTCAGTAGATTGTCTCAATTGGCAACACAATCTAACAACCGAAACTTTTTACTTTCATTAAAATGGAGTAATTGCCATAAGTTTTTATACGTGTTTCGACCATATGACTTAATCAATCACAAACGGAAAACAAATTATAAATTCTATGAAAATAAAGATATCAAAATATATATTCCTGGTACAACAATTAGCTACATACATGGGACAACGATCGATTATGTGTACAGTACGATTGGCGACCATTTCACTTTTGATAATCCCAATGCGACTAGTCTTTGTTGTTGTGGACGGGCATTCCTTCCTAGTTCTGATTTAGTGTGTTATTAAACCGATGAAGATTTATACCTTCGAGGGTTCAAATCTTCATCGGTTTAAAATGGATTATGTTGTGGGCAGTTTCCATAACATTTACCCTGATAGTAATAATAATCTCTGTCTCTAATTGTAACATCACTATAATGTCCAGTCATAGTAGGTCCATTTCCTGTACCACCAACACATTTTGCGCCACCTAACAGTACACAACAAGAAGTCGATGCACATTTATTTTTATCCATCGCTTGACACATTTCGTCTATTTTCAATGGATTGTGTGCTTCTTGTGTACAGAAACCACCTTTCATAGCAGCAGTATTTTCCAATGGCGTAGCCATTGTCTCACCAGTCAGTTTACTCAAGTATACGGAATCTTCATAATTTGGTACATAATTTGCACTACCGAAAGGATATGACCCAGCAGTATAATATAATTGGTCGGGCTGTGTTTTTACTTTACCAAGCGCAACTCGATTTCCATTTTGGTCGACGACATATGCTGCATCAGTTCCATCTTGTTTCATATTATCGCGTATTTCTTGTTCAGTTTTGTGGTACTGTATAGAATCATAATAGTTGTCTCGATAATCTTCTAATTTTTGTTCGACTTTATCTAAAACGGCTTGTAATTCAGGAGAGACATTATTATTATTTACAGTAATAGATTCGGGAGATATTCTAGTATTTGTTAATTTTTCAACGTGTTCCATCATGATACGCACTTGTGCTTCGGTCACATTTTTCGATGTATTTACAGGGTCTGTACTCATAATATTATTACCTTCGCTTGAAGTTAATCCAAGTGCACGACATAATGCTTGTATTAATTTACGGTCGTGGTCACTTATTGTTATACTGTCGTGGAAACCATAGAATATTATTGGTGAACGATAATTTGTTGTTGGTATATCGAATGTTATAATAGGAGATTCTGCACTTGTTGTGTTAAGTGAATAAAAAATTAAATATGCACTATTAGGGTTATTTACTAGGTTTGTATCTTCTCGTGCATTATTATTCTTAATATAATCTTCGTTCAAATTATTATTACTTATATTACCATTGGGAATTTTCCAACTAATGTTAATTTTTGAAAAGAAATCACTATTTATTCTATTTATGTTTCCTTTTACATTATCATTTAGTTCATCATGACCTATAATTGTTAAAGGAACTTCTACCATTGTACCGCCAATTAATGCAGTGTTTGATTTCTGAATTGCCGCATATATCGTGTCCTGTGTTGTCGGTATAATATATCGACCATCAGATGATTTTTCATATCCAAATGGCGCAATACCATTTGCTGGCATGAGTTCTAATGCGAATACCGAACGATAACGATGTATTTCACCTTCAATTGGAATGATATCATCTCCATTTTCATCGACGTGAGGGTCCATATATCCATACGGCAAAACATTCTTTTTACCGTGTGGATGGATGTCTGTACGTGTTGAATCATACTTGTTCGTATATGCATATTCATATGTTGTACTGGTGAACCCTTCTTGGTTTTTCCAATTTAGATAGCTCAAAACATCTATACTTGGTATGAAAAATAAATATAATGCAACTGCAATTACAACAATTACAAATATCAATAACAAAACTTTATTTCGATTCATCACGTGGATGTGGTTGTCCTATTTACAATAGAAAGATATTTTCTTCATTCCAGAAAATTGATATAAATTGTTTTATACAGTTCATTTATACAAACTATTTTGAAGATGATTATTCCTATTAAATGTGTTACTTGTGGTACAGTATTAGCGGACAAATATCGCTACTATCAAGAACAGGTTCGTAAAGAAAAAATGAAGAATAATATGGATGTGAATAAAGTAGTGTATTATACGAAATCGTCTAAAACTACCGAAAAGTCTCCTGAAGGTAAAACATTAGATACTTTAGGATTGAAAAATATGTGTTGTCGGAGAGTTATGCTAACACACGTGGAGGTCGAATAATAATATTTGTACAGTATATACACAATAAAAATAAATGACGTCGTGCAATTGTCCAGCAACAGCAGCAGGTGGTGCAAGTGATAATGTAACCAATAATATACCTTTTTTAAATATGGGTGGGGGCGGCAAACGTAGGAAATCCAAAAATAAAAAGAGCAAAACGAATAAGAAATCAAAAGCGAAAAAAACAAAAGGGAAACGTAGTATGAGAAAATCTAGGAAGAACCGTTCAACTAAAAAGCAAAGAGGTGGTGCAATGCCATTACCACTTTTTCCAGGTGACCCTTTGCACGATGTACCAGCAGTAGGTAAAACGATTGGTGCACAAATGCAAGGTGGTACAGTATCAAAAACTGATAAAAATACTGCAATTCCGTCTATCCATATGAAATAAGTTTTTTTATGAAATGATTATATAAGCTAAAAAATATAAAATGGCGTTCAACTTAATGAAGAAAATCAACGGTTTGTGCACTCCTGCATATGTATATTTAGTCATTTCTGCGATTACTTTAGTACTTATGGTACTGCAGAATGTTGGAAATACACACTCTTATTGTGCAGGTAATGTACAATGTAATAATACGAATACTCTTCTAATTTTTGTTATTAAAGTTATTTATGTAGTATTCTGGACTTGGGTACTAAACCTTATATGTGAAGCAGGATGGACTCCTATTTCTTGGTTGTTAGTACTAGTTCCATTTTTAATGATGTTCTTGATATTAGGAACATTCATGCTAAATTCTTCGGGTAACGTGGGACTAATGACATACAGTACATCATTATAAGCGTGGTTAATCAAAAAATCATAAAATTGATATAAATATTTTGTTACAGTATTTATATCAAAAAATAATTCTTAGTATTAATTCTTAATAGACATCGAATATATAGCGAAATTATGGCACAAAATCCTGAACTAACCGCGTCTATTTTAGACAATGATGATTGTTACAGGTTTACATTGAAAAATATTTATACGAGTACAGCAAATGCGATTCGTCGAACGATTTTGTCTGATATTCCAGTGTATGCATTTCGTACAGAAACGGAACAAGTGAATAAGTGCAAAGTAATTGCAAATACGACGCGATTTCATAATGAAATTATCAAACAACGTTTAAGCTGCATTCCTGTACATTACCGTGTAGAAAAAGACAAAATTACAAGTGTCGATAAATGGAAAACTCATGGAGACATATCTACTCCAGATGAAGAAGAAGGTTTAGGACTTTTACGATATGAATTAGAATTGGATGTGAAAAATGAAGAAGAACATCAAATAAAATGGGTCACTACAGAGGATTTCCAATTGAAAGACAAAGAATCGGGAAAATATTTAGCACGTGAAGAAGTTCGTAAAATATTTCCACCAAACGGTAAAACCCAAAGGTATATCGATTTCTTAAGACTACGACCAAGCATCGGCCCTACAATACCTGGTGAACAAATACAGCTATCTGCTAGATTCTCAACTTGTACTGCGAAAATAAACGGAATGTTTAATGTAGTTAGTGTTTGTACTTATCAAAACAAAATAGATATTGAAAAACGAGACAGTGCGTGGGAAAAACATTTGAAAGTAATGCAAAGTAAAGATGATTTTGAGACAAAAACAGAAGAAGATAAGCGATTCGAAAAGGAAAATTTCTTTCAACTACAAGGTCAACGATACTTTGTGGCGAATCAGAAAGGAGACCCAATTGAATTCGATTTTACTGTACAATCAATAGGTATCTATGAACCTAGCGATATTGTGCAAATGTCGTGCGACATTTTAATGGATAAATTCAAGTTACTCATTGAAAATATCGATTCCGATATATTAAAGGTGATTCCTAGTGATAAAATACGAGAAAGTGGCGAATTTCTTACAGTAAGCGAATCTACTATTCCGAATTGCTACGATGTTGTACTAGAACACGAAGATTATACTATTGGATGTGTATTGGAACGTATATTGTACGATATGTTCTTTGAAGGAGAAAAAATAATGACATTTGTAGGATTTAAGAAATATCATCCACACGATTCTTACAGTATTGTACGAATTGCTTATAAAGAAGATGTTCCTGCATTAACACGAAATGTACATTTGAAAAAAGCAGCTGCATATGCAGTAGAAATATTCCAGAAAATTAGAACAAATATTGTATAATGTAATTCTCAAATATAAACCCTCGAAGATTTAAAATGGGACATTTTAATTCATAGAGGGTCGGAATCTAGTAACGTTTTGAAATGACGTCCTATTTCAAATCTTCACTGGTATAAATAACAACATAAACATTTTTTTACTGTATATCAAAATAAATAAATGTTTTTTATAAGTCCTCCTTTTGGAAATTATATTCAAATTCCGAATACTACTCGTATTTATGGTAGTTTTACATTACAACCTAGAGATGGACTATGGATGCAAGTTTTCAAAACGTTACGTTATATGCCCAAATATGGTGGATGGGTAAATAAAATAGGTTTACGGAACAAGGGTGTCGATTGGGCATTATGTACTGTACCTAAGAATCATATTATTTCTGTTGCCATTATGAATGAAATCGAAATCAAACCACTTGTACAGAAAATTCCGAAAGACCGTAATATCGAAATAAATATTAGTTGTCCAAATGTAGAAAAACACGGGAATTTTACCGAATGTATAGGAGAATTTTTGAATAACGAACGAAAATGGTGTATTTTGAAAGTTTCACCGAACACAACGAGAGAACAATTGGATATGTACTATAAACAAGGTTTCCGACAATTTCATTGTAGTAATACAGTACCAGTTCCAGAAGGAGGATTAAGTGGACAATCGGTAAAACCGTATACTGTACAACATATTGAGTATTTGCGTGAGACATATCCTGATACGGAATTAATTGCAGGAGGTGGTATTACACAACCGACAGATGTTGTGGAATATCAATCGAAAGGAGCTAACCATTTTTCAGTAAGTACAGGTTTCTTTCATCCTATCAAAATGACTAAACTATGGTTGTGGTGGACATATTTATGACTTACCACTGGTGTTTGAATCATTAGAATTATCCATTATTTTTGGATTCCCAAAGCCAAACACTGTTGTTAAAATAGTAGACGGTACATTTGATTGTCTCAGTTTACCTAGTTTTTTCGTTTTTCTAGGAGGTGTATTTCCATCTATTGAAGGTGATACTTGGGATAATTTTCGTGAACTCGATATTCGATTTGAACTTAGTTTTTTCGTTTTTTCAGAAAGTTTATTTCCATCTATTGTAGGTAATACTTGATATGATTTTGGTGATGTCGATACTCGATTTGGACTCAGTTTTTTTGCGGTAGTCATAATCGTCTTCATAATTTTTTGTTTACTTTCTTTTCCTTTTAACTTATTTGCAATAACTGGTTGTTCCATACATGTTAGTACTTCATTAATTAGAAGTTCTCTGTATAAAATACGGTACATTTCAACATTAGAAATTAATGTATAGATTGCTGCTTTATTGAATAGGTCCGACTCCTTTTTCGTTTTTTTTTTTTCAAAATTATACACAGAACTTAGATTTATATTACCAATTCTAAAACTATTCAGATAAGCAATTACTATTTTTTCACATAAATATTTCATTTCATTGATATTTGTATTGTTATATCCTTCATCGTATATTGTGTCTGATACAATATAGTCGTGTATGTCTGCATTTGACATCTCTCTTTCAGGTTTTATGTCTAACCAAGTGTTTGTGGCATTAAAAATGTAAAATGATGTTGCTTCTTCTCTAGTCATATCTGATTTTTTTACTGTTTTTGTGTGTTTACGTAACACTTTTTTTGTCTTTGTAAATTTCTTTTTGTGTTCATCTGTGATTTTATACTGGTCTTCTTTATCTTCAATAATTTTAATTTGGTCATATTGTGCAACGTTAACAATTTCATTGTCTCTTAGTTTTACAAACATGATACTTAATGCTCTATCAAACTCGATTATTAGTAATGCTTTGTAAATGCTCTTATATACTGGGTTTAAATTGTAAATTTTATCATTATCTCCTGTACTTTTATTAGCAATTTTGTTTTGCAATTTAAAAAGTTTCTGCATATATTTATATATTTTTTCGTCATTGACTTTACCTGTATTACGGTTGCACTCAAGTGTTGTTTTTGAATCATAAGCGAGTGTATGGTCAACTATTTGTTTTTTCCCTGAAAATAATTCTTTTGTATCTGCTGGTCTTGTTCTATCTCGCTTTCTAGTAATCCCATTCACTTGTGGATAATTTTTGGAGTATTCTGCTCCTGGTAATGTAACTTGTACAGTAGTATAATTTGTTTCATTCTCATCGAAACTTGGTGGAAGAGGCATTGGTACAATTGGATTAAGCATTGTTTTATAAACTACTTTCGGTAAACTAGCTGGCAGTTCTTTTGCAACTATAGGAATTATTGGCTCATAATCTTCTCCAAGAAAACCTTTTCTCCATTTTTCTATAGTTTCTTCTCTGAGGATTTTTGCTGCTCTTCTTTGTCTTTTTGATGCTATATGTGGTACACGTTCAGTACCTTTATTTTCGCCACTCATATGTATATTATATTATTTATAATATAAGGAGATTTTAAATTGAAAACTTTCTATATATCCTTTTTGTTAATATATTTACAAAAAATTGAATAAATATATTAATTGTTTAAAGCATATAAATAACTAGTATTTACAATATACCCAATCAACATCTGTCATAAATGGACAAACGATTAAATCGTCAAATAGAATCATATATTTCTAAATTCAAGAATGATGTAAAAACAAAAGTCATTCATATGAATTTACCAGATAAAGACCAGGCGAATGAACTGGTTAGTTACATTTTCAATTATGACCGTTTGGTACTGTCTAAAGAAGATGTTAGCAAACGAAAACGCGTCAAAAATTCGATACCTAATACGAATCGCTGTCACGCAAAGCGCGCAACAGGAGAACAATGCACTCGAAAACAAAAAGAGGGATGTGTATTTTGTGGTACACACGTCAAAGGGACACCACATGGAGTGATAGAAACAGAACAACAAGATACAGATAAACTACGTGTGGAAGTGTTTGCGCAAGAAATATATGGAATCACGTATTATTTAGACAAACATCATAATGTGTACAGTACAGAAGACATTCTAAATAATAAGACGAATCCAGGAATTATCGCAAAGTATGAACTGCGCGATGACGTTTATACTATCCCGTCATTAGGACTTTCCTAATCCTTTCAGAACAACATTCTCTTTTTCAGTTGTTTTTCTTTTATCGTACACATATTGGTTTAATGAAGTCGCTTGGTCATCTGACAATTGTGGATGTTCTGCTAAAATGGATAACAATAATTTTTGGGTTAATGCTTCCCGTTTTGTCTCTTTTTTGTACTGTATTTGTCCATCTTTGATGCTAAAATTATCGATTTCGTGTTTTTTCATAATCGCAATCATATGTGCATTTTGAAGTTTCTTTTCTTCTCTTAATTTTTTTGTGGCTGCATTTGCTGTACGTAGTTTATTATCTAATTCTACCCATTTTTTTACAGTATCCACTAATTCTTTTTTGTTTATACTAGTTTGACTTTCACCTTCGGCGTATAATTCACTCATAATAATAAGTATTGTTATTTATTATAATGATATATTTAAGCATTATTTTTTATTTGAAGTAGTTTCAGTTCTAATTTTTAATATAATATATTACTATAGTAATCCTTTGTGAATTAATTGAATTCTTCTGTAGTAATGTTATTTACAAATTCACGTGCAATTCATAGAAAAATGACAACTAATACACCTGTAAAAAATAGTAGTAATTCATTAGGGCCAATGTTTTATACTCGTTCACGTACGATGCAAGTACCAATGTCCAATAATCCTGTAAAACCCAATGTAATTAGTAGTGGTGGGAAAATAACAAGACTTCCCACCTCTGTTTCTAAACCTGTGCAAACAAAACGCTTGCGTTGGGGTCCACCATACTGGTATTTCTTTCACGTCATTGCAGAAAAGGTGAAAGAAGACCGTTTCTTATCAATAAGAGAAGAACTTTTGAATATCATAAAACTCATTTGTCAGAATCTGCCTTGTCCTGATTGCTCCAAACACGCTATACAGTACATAACACAACACCATTTATTATGGATAAATAGCAAAGATGTTTTGAAAAATGTCTTATTTCATTTTCATAATACAGTAAATGAAAGAAAAGGGAATCCTATGTTTGATCGTACAGAATTGGATGAAATGTACTCAAAAGCACAATTGATTCCAATTTGGAATAACTTTATTAAAGAATTCTTAAATAAAACTAGGAATAATAGACTTATGGCGAATGATTTCCATCGCGAATCAGTTGGACACTATATACGCAATTGGTTCGAAAAAAATGTAGACTGTTTTGAACTTTAACTATCACGTTTTTTACATGTGAACTTTTGTTTAGTGGGTTTCGTACATATCTCTTTATTACTACCAGCATTAATGTACTGTATTCGTGGCATTTTTAATTCATCTAATATTACTGAATATACGACACCTAAACCTCCGCTTAGTATCAGTGTTCCTGCACAATTCATAGGCGTGAAACATTGATAATTGACGTTCCAGAAAAGTTCACCAATTAAAAGCAATGGGAAAATGATTAGAATAGGAATATTGTAAATTTCTAATCTGTATTTCGCGATTGGATAAATCAAGTAAAAGAAAGAGTAACTGAGAATGGCTAAACCCAAAGGCATTTTATTGTTTACAATTCCATTCATCGAAAAGTTCTTGCACAATAGATTCTTTTCTGCACTGTCTTGTGGTAAAGCAGACGCAACTAATGATGTACATACTAGTGCAAAGCATAATCCCACTAAATATACAAATCCTCTTATTTCACCGTTTATTACAGACCCCAATGTCAAAAAACATACAACAATAAAGGGTGACAAACGGAAAAATAAATAAAATAACGAAATTACATTCATATCTTCCATGATTTTTACTGTACAACTTAGAAAAGTATTCTATATCTAATAATATGATAATTTTTATATTGAGACATTATACCTGACCATCAAAAGACAATGTTTTATACCAGTGAACATTTGAAATAGGACTTAGGACGTCATTTGAAATAGGACTTAGGGCGTCATTTCAAAACGTTACTGGAATCAGACCCTCTATGATATAAATCTTTGAGGGTTTAATTTCTTCAATAACATATACATAAACATAAACCGAATTATATATGTGTATTGTATAATTATGGGAATTCCAAGCTTCTTTTCATACATTATTAAAAATCATGGTAATATCTTGCAAAAATCTATGGATATTACTCGTAATAATATCAAATTTGACCGATTATATATGGACTGCAACTCTATTTTGTACGACAGCTACAGAGAAATCAAGAGTAATGTAAGAGAAATAGTCGAAGAACAATTGTTACGCATTACAATAGAAAAAATAGAATATTATATCGATAAAATTAGACCATCTAACACTATTTTTATCGCATTTGACGGTGTTGCACCATTCGCAAAGATGGAACAACAACGCACTCGTAGATATCGTTCTTTATATGAATCTACTGTTACTGTAAACAATACAGATGAGGAACCATCACTGTCCACTATTGAATTTACCCCTGGTACAGAGTTTATGAATAAATTATCTGCAAGGATGAAACAACATTTCAATAATACGAACTCAAGTAGAAAATATGGTGTACGGAATTTAATCGTAGCAACACCTGATGAACCTGGTGAAGGAGAACATAAACTGTACGCACATATACGCGAATATCCATCTCAGAACGACCGTGTTGCTGTGTACGGTTTAGATGCCGATTTGTTAATGCTTTCTATTTTTCATTTATCGTACACACCAGAATTATATGTATTTCGAGAAGCACCTGCATTTGCATCTTTTTATTTGAATACAAAAAACGAACAAGGATACGTAGATGAATCAGAACCGTGGTTTATTGATATGGGAAAAATGGGACGTTCGTTGGCTAGTGATATGGCGTGTACATCACCTGACAATCATCGAATGAATGATTATGTTTTCATGTGTTTCCTTTTGGGAAATGACTTCTTACCACATTTTCCTGCACTCAATATCCGTACAAACGGGATTCAACGACTTTTAGATGTGTACAGGAAATGCATCGGAAATTATCAAGAACGCTTCTTATTAAGTAAAACCACTCCTACTAAAATTGTATGGTCAGAAGTGTCTCGGTTCTTAAATGAATTGGCTAAACACGAAACTGAATTTATTTTACAGGAATATAGTTTACGGAAGAAATGGGACTCGAAAACAGTTGATAAGTATCGCCGTGAAACACCCGAAGAAGAAAAAAAGTTATTTGATGATATACCAATTTTGTTTAGACAAGAGGAAAAATATATCTGTCCACAAGAAGATTACTGGCAAGATAGATATTATCAACGATTGCTTTCTACTGTAAATAAAAATTTGTTAAAAGAAGAAAAAATGGATGTGTGTGTCAACTATCTGGAAGGATTGGAATGGGTTTGCAAATATTATACTGGAAATTGCCCTCATTGGCGCTGGAAATATAACTACAAATACCCACCATTATTGAAAGACCTTGTGCGATATGTACCTACTTTACCAACACAGTTCTTAAATACCAATAATGGATATGACAAACCTTTTACACCACAAACACAATTGATTTATGTATTACCACCTACAATGCACGAAAAAATGTTGTCTGAATCTATTGTACAAAATATACATAATGAACAAAATATACATTACTTTTTACCATTTGAATCAAAGAATGATATACTAAAATGGGAGTTTAAATGGGCATTTTGTAGATACTTCTGGGAATCACATATTGAAACTCCAGAAATTCCTTTGCATATTCTCAATGAATGGAACAAGCAAAGTCTTACCGAATTGTCACAGGAAAGAATCACTGAGGGTCATTAATCAGGTCTATGTGTTCATTACTTGATATAGTAGATATAGTTGTCGCACTTTCGTTTGTAGTCATTGTACTAGTATCATCATTTTCACTATTTACTGTATTATTAATGTGTTTCGGCCTTAATGCACAACCACACAGCACATTGTACTCACTGAAGTCTATTTGTTTTGGTACAGAATTGTACGTACACGCGATTTCTTGAAAACATTCATTCGCGTATTCATTCAGTACATTTATTTCTTTCAAGTGCTTATCGATGTACCACGGTGTATTTGCATAATCTTCTGTACTTCTCAATTCTTGAAGTAATCGTAGTAATATTTCACTTGCAGTACGTGTAAACATTACAAGAACTTGGTGAATATCATTCGATTTCTCAAATGCTTTATTCTTCCTTTGTACTTCTTTTCGAAAGTGTTCTAAAGAAATATTTTTCTTCAAATATGATATTCTTTCATCTTGATTATTTTCCAAATGATCTTGATGATATGTATGTACAGTAACGTTCGTCAAGTGTAGTATTCCTCTAACTGTTTCACTTACCTTTCTTATTAATGCCTTATCATCTCTTGTCCTGAAACTATACGTGTTACATATGTTACATAAATAGTCCAAATAGTGGTTGTCGATTTCTTCTCCACATATTGCATTGTCTCCATGATTTCGAGGAGCTTCTCCACCATTATTACGTCTCTGCCACTCATAGAAATGTGGATTATGAATTTGTGTCTCAATTCGACCTGTTCGCCAACTAAATCCTGTACGACATTGTGTACACCACATTTGGTCACAACCTTCAATCTTGAATATTCCTTCTCCACATTTTGGACAAGGTTTTGTATCACTATTAATTAGTTGTGCAGTAGCAACATCTTCTTCTTTACAAACGTGTTCTGCCTTTTCTTTATGTAATCCAATAACTACGTGACAATCAGGACACGTATACTTATCACACAATCCACATTTCCAGTGGCTACTTAGAAATCCTCTACAATCTTCGCAAGGACATTTTCTAACAAAGTTCCGTGTAAGGTTTGATGCTTTCTTCGTATTTCCTACTTTAATATCTCTTTCTCTATATAACTGTACAATTGATTGATTTATTTCAGCACGTTGTTCATTCAATGCACGTATTTGTTGGTCTAAAACACGTCGTTGTTTCTCTTGTTCGTGCACTTTTAAACGATATTCTGCATATATTTCGTCTCTTACTTTTTCTGCTTCAATTAACGATTGCGTATAAGGAAATAATGCTTTCTCCACGTCAAATAATTTGTCTTCTTGAATAGTTCTGTACGTATTTTGCATATACACTTTCGTAAATGAATCGCTCATAAATTTACGAGTCCAGATCTTTTCACATGAACGGTCCATACAAGCAAACCCTTTTTCAGTCTCAATAAATCGTGCACAGCAACTGCGACACGCTTCTTGACTACAGTACATACACGTTATCTTCATACGAGTAGATTTATTAAAATTTTCACCGCAAATTAAACAATCCATATTTTTTACAGTACACACTGTGGTTGTTATTATTATTGATAAATTAATAAATGTTTGTAGTTTTGTGTATATATATTCATTTGTTTCAATTTTCTGAATTATCTATAACGAAATAAATTTTATTTCTTTATCGATACTGTTTATCTGATATACTTTCCCGCTCTGGAAAAGGAGTCGACAATATAAATGACAAATACGCCTAAAAATGTATACAGTAAAAATTCTTCTGTAATGTTTTGTGTTTGTTCGTGTTGTTGCTCTTCTAACAACTGTATCATGTAGTTTAATTTTTCGAGTACTTTGTCATTATTGATATGAACCCCACTTCCACTTCCTAAAGAAGATGCGGTTGCTGCTGCCATATATGGCTTAACTAATTCTGTTAAATTACCCTTGTAACTCTCTTGATACCTAGCAGTAGGCTGTTTTAGTACAGTATTTCCAGTAAATCCTTCTTGTACAGTATGGTCAATTGGTTCATATACCTGTAGATTCAATTCAGAACCAGGTTCGTTTTTGAAAGGATTGGTAAAGTTAGTTGTTTTTGTTTTATCTGTGTCGGAAATTTGAGGTGGTGGAGGAGGATGAAAATTTCCCAAGTGTTTCCCATCATTTTCAGGTGAGACATTATTCATATTATTCAATAAATCATTCACACGTTTTGCATTTTCTTCATTCATTTTCACAGATCGTTCAATGGCACTTTCATTAGAAGTGGAACAGTTCTTTCTTCTACTACTTTTGGGTTTAGGGCAGCAACTATCTTTACTGTCCCACGCACTTGCTGTAGATAATAATGACATGTTGATTATTAAGTTTGTGTTTCCCCTTTAATTTTTGGTCAGATATTATTTTCCCTAAATGTTTCGCAACTACATTCAATAAGATATTTACAACATATATAGTACAGTATTTGCACAATGAAATTAAGTAGTTCCATATGTTTTATTGATTGTGTACCACTTGCACTCATTATATTGTATCTTTTATACCCCACATCATTCGTTCATTTCAGTCAGTATAGTTTAGGAAAATTACTGGCGATTCTACTTATCATTTACTATACTCATACACATTTTGTGTACGGTTTTGCATTATGTATATTTGCGATATGGTATTATCAACTATGTGAATCTTCTAAAGTAAGAGAACTTTTTACAAGAAATGAGTTGATGGACAGTACACAACAATATGTAGACCATTTACCAAAACCCGCAAATCAAATGAATGAGACATCAACGGATTTTGTACAGGAATCGTATAGAACAAAATGTTATTCTTGTGCAGTTGATACTGCTTACCCTACTAATTTACCTACAGTATGTAAAGAATCAGAAGACGTTTTCCGTAAAGAACATTGTAATGTCAATAAAGTAATGGTGTACAAAGACTTGGAAGTGAAACATCACGATATTACACAGCACTTATCTGAAATCGATTTCCATAATGGTCAAATATGTAATCCGTGCGACCCAACCTGTCATTTTGATTTACGGAAAAAGAAAGAAAGTGTTGAAAATGAATTAAGAAAGCCAGAAAAAACACGAGACTTTGCTGATTTTATTCCAGAACAAATCCGAAAATTAGGCCTGTTTACAGATTCAGGTGAACCGTTCGTTGGTAGCGGTTCTTATCTCTCTAAGTAATATATAAGACTATGAAATCTTTTTCCATCAAGGACGTTTTTGGATATGCGTACGATAATGTAAAAGCTTTGAATGACAGCAAATTGTTTGCAGGCATGATAGTTGTTATTTTGAATATATCTTCAAAATTTACTACTGTACCACTTAGTCCAACAATGGAATCTTATTTACGGAATACATTTAGTCGACATATTTTAGTGTTTGCAATATGTTGGATGGGTACTCGTGAAATTATATCTGCAATCATTCTGTTTACAATTGTTAGTTTATTAATGCAAGTATTTTTAAATGAAAATAGCCCTTTCTGTTGTTTTACAGAAGAGTTTACTACACATCATATGGCATTGGCACAAGACACTACAGATGATATTTTGACAAAAGATGAAATCGAAACTTGTATGCGAACATTAGAAAAAGCGAAAAATTTGATGAATAGAGCTTCTCAAGATGAAAATGATACTGACACTGAAAATAATAGTTCAGTTACAGATATGCAAAATTATACGAACCAAACAATGGTTTCATAAATTTCTTTCTAACAATATTGTAAAGAGACTTCCGAATAAATGTCTTATAAATTGAAAATATTGTTAGATCTTAGTGTTGACACAAATGTTGGAAAAGAAGAGGTATTAACTAGTAAAATGTTGTCTTATAATCCACCTAAAAGAAAGTTGGCATTACAGGATTTACCTATTTTTTCACCTTTTGTTCCTTATAGTAATTTAGCCAATCGTATATTGAATATGTTTTACTATGAACGTATAGAACTGTTTTTCAATGCAACCAGATTTAAAAAGGTTATTATGAATTCTTGGGACGGTAAAAAAGAAAAAAATGTAGAAGAACGATTGAAAATAGAACAACAAAATTTCGATATTTTTATCAAAGCTATTTTACCTACTGCATACCCAATTTCAAATAATTACAACAAATCTCTCGAATACTTTGATAGAGGTTCATATTCTTTTTTTACGAAAGGAACAACAAAAGGATTACGTACTAGCTATTTCCCGTTTTTACCATCTCGATTTGGTAAAGAGTTCTCACATATTAAAGTTAATGGAGAAGTATATACTGTTACTGGTGTTACCTTGAAAAATGATGTATTGAATCATCCTGTGTACAGTAAATTAATACAAGAATATGAAAACATTGAGAATATTGGAGGAGATGGAGATGAAAATCCGATTGCAAAAGTCGACGACGAATTTAATGAATTTTACGCAAAATATTTCATTACAGAAGAAGATATTACCAAACTAAATTTGCCTGAAGAGAAGAAATCTATATTTACAAGTATTTTGGATATTAAGGAACCGAAAGAAGACCCTAGATTGTACAATGAAAAATACGAAAAGGTCAAAGAAGTCAGTAATGCAATTCATAAAATCAAAACTTTACTCCAAGGAAATCATATGATTCATGATAATAAAACGAATACAGTTGATATTGGTAGCTTATTTGAAAATTTAAATACTTTATTCGAATACAGAGATTATATAAAACAAGTCACTAGTGTCTCAAATGAACAAAAAATTCAGAAAGTGATATCGTCTTTTGGTAAGCTTTATGTTAAGAAAAAGGCAATCACGTATATTAAAGATAGGGATTTTGACTTGACCAATGAAGGTAGTCGTGAGAAAGAAATTCTATCATGGATCGAAAAGTATAGCCCTGCTTTTCGTAATTTCTCCAATATCAGTTCCGAATTGTCGAAAGAAAGATATATTCAAAATAATGTATGGAGAAACATTATTCAAAAGAAAGATAATTCAAAATACTCTCTTATAAACACCTGTAAAAAAAACGTGGATAGTTGTTCAGAAATTTACGAAAGTGGACTTCTAGAAGTACATTTAGACCGCGTTAAAGATACTAAGAAAAATAATTATACAGTAATCGAAGCACATTTGATGATAAACGTTATCGAAGGAGAAATGAACTCGAAAAATTATAAAAAACTGAAATGTTACTATCTGGATAAATCTCTTGGATCTATGTTTGATAGCATATTCTATACTAAAAACAATTGGGATATTTCTAACAAAAAGATTTTTTTCAGTATTAAAGATGAAGTAAAATCAATTAATGAAAAAATTAAAAGTAAAGAACAAAAGAAAAGTACACATAAAAAAAAAAGACAACTAAAAAAACAAAATAATACAAAAAAAAATAAATAATTTTACACTTTTCTATGACTAAAAGTGTAAAACGCTATATATAATCTACTATCTAATCGTTTATTCTGTGAACTTTGGAACACCATCTACATACTCTCCGACCTCATCGCCAATATCATCCTCTCCTTCGACATCATAAATTGTACCATTTGTTTCGCTATTTGTAAAATAGTGTTTACCATTTATGTATACCATAAATACCTCCTCCTCTTCTTCTTCTTCCTCCTCCTCTTCTTCTTCTTCCTCCTCCTCTTCGACGACTTCTGTCTCTTCTTTTTCTACTGATACTTCTTCCTCCTCCTGTACTGATACTTCTTCTTCTTCTTCTTCTTCCTCCTGTACTGATACTTCTTCCTCCTCTTTCTCCTCCTCTTTCTCCTCCTCTTTCTCCTCCTCTTTCTCCTCCTCTTCCTCTTCCTCCTCCTCTTCCTCCTCTTCCTCTTCCTCCTCCTCTTCCTCCTCCTCCTGTACTAATACTTCTTCCTCTTCCTCTTTTTCTACTGATACTTCTTCCTCTTCCTCTTTTTCTACTGATACTTCTTCCTCTTCCTCTTTTTCTACTGATACTTCTTCCTCTTTTTCTACTTCTTCCTCTTCCTCCTCTTGTACTGATACTTCTTCCTCTTCCTCTTCTTGTACTGATACTTCTTCCTCTTCTTGTACTGATACTTCTTCCTCTTCTTGTTCTTCCACTTCAACAACTTCTATCTCTTCTTCTTTTTTTATAATAACGGATTTCTGTACAACCGTTTGAGTTTCCATCTTTATTTGTATAGGTTCGTCTTCCTTTTCTAATAAATCAATAATATCATCTACTTCTTCTTCTGGTTCAACATACAGTACATCTTGACCAACCTCTTCCTTTACTGTAACTATCTTTGCATCTTTTCGCATTCGTCTGACTAAATCCTGATAGTCTTTTATAGTCTTTTCAAGTGTCTTAACTTTGGACTTTAAGTTACCAATTTTTTTTACTTTTTCATTATATTTTGTCTGAAATTTGATAGCCTCAGCCTGCAAAGTGTTTAACATTTGGTTCATTCTTCGTGTGTTAATTAAGAATAGAGGTGTTATGTAGATAACAAATATTGTGTTTAAACCTCTTATTAAAAAACTTTAAATCAATTTTCTGGAATTTAAGAACTAACCCCAAAGTTGTCTCGGAGAATTGAATTTCTACAAGGAGCAGCCCCCTTTTCACTTTGTTTTTTTACTTTATAGTTCCCCTTACTCTGTACAGATGGTGTGCTGTTCAAATGAATTTTATCATTGTCTTCGTGTATTTCTGGTAAAATTCGAGTAACTGGTTTATCGATGCATAAAAGCATATGTTTTGACTTGGATAATGAACGGAATTCGTGAATATTCATGTTACCATAGAACTTTTCAAGAAAATAATGAGGGTCGTTTGCAGGTTTAATATTTTGTGTATATCCATCACTTTCACCGTAATAATAATTTATTAGCTGATATGACTCCATTTTAGTAGAATCATCCCAAGGCATACAATGAAATAAATGTGCAACACTGCATTCAGGGCTACAGAATGACCCGTGTCCCATAAATTCTCCTTGTGTGGAATGCTGTAAAATATAACAAGTATTATTGTCATAAGGATATGTGCACCAGAAGCAGTCTGATTTCCTGTCGGTTGATATTCCTTTGTATAAATCTATTTTTAATTCCTTAACTTTTTCTTTGATTTCTATTTTTTGTTCATTTGCACAATTTACAGGTTTCGAGACAACAACATTTGTCTCTGTTTTATTTATGAATGGTGTAATTTGAGTGTCATTTACTAATGTAGAATCATATGCTTTATAATTATTGTCTTCTTCGAATGGTTTTATTTCACGAGGAACATCAGGATTGTATGTACAGTATAGATGCATATTCTGCTTGTTCAAATATTGTTCGACATCTTTTAAAGAACACTTTAAATGTAAAATAACATTTGCTTTTTTCTTTATTTCAACTTGATTTTGAGACATTGTCTCGATTATTTTTACTGGCTGTAATTTTGAACTTCGTTTTTTCACTTTTTCTTTTGAAAGGTCGACTTGTACAGGTGTATCATCAACCACTTTCTTTCGTCTTCCTCTTTTTTTCGGAACATTATCAATATCTGGATTAGTCATTACTTTGAAGTTTGGTATTTTTATTCTTTCAATATACTGAATATATTTATACTATTTTATATAAGCAAAGAAACACAAAAGGTAAAAATGTGTAATAAATACATTTGTTTATTGGATATAATTGTACAATAAATGCAAGACAAATCAATGAATAATTGTATCCCTTGGTCCGAAAAATATAGACCTAAATCGTTTCAACAAACGATTCTAGACCCTGTAAATAGAAGTATTTTTGAAAATATTATTGAAAGAAAACAATTTCCGAACATACTATTTTACGGTCCTCCAGGTGTTGGCAAAACAACATCAGCAATAAATCTTATACAACTGTACCAACGAAAGTATCACAGGGTTAATAAAGAGACAGTGATTCATTTGAATGCATCCGATGAACGTGGAATTGAACTAATTAGGAATCAAATATTTAATTTTGTAAGAAGCCGAAATATGTTCGAAAGTGGGCTAAAGTTCGTGATTCTTGACGAAGTCGATTATATGACCAAGAATGCACAGCAAGCGTTGAAGAATTTGTTACAAAGCTCTTACAATAACGTACGCTTCTGTCTCATATGTAACTACATATGTAAAATAGAACATTCTCTATTAAATGAATTTGTGTGTATGCGATTTAACAAACTACCCGATAATGAAATCGAAGATTTTTTCAAAATATTAGCCCAACAAGAGAAACTCGTAATTTCAAGCGAATTCATTCAAAGAATGAAAACAATGTTTCATACAGATATTCGGAGTATGGTAAATTATTTACAATTACACCATAGTGAGACAGAGTTACAGAGCCCCAATTACAGTAATAATGATTTGTATGACACCTTACATAATATGTTTGTGGAACAAGAAGATGAAAAATATATGGTACAGTTTATTTACAAATGTATTCATGTACAAAACAGTATAGATTTACAAACATTTCTAAAAGAGTTTTTTCACCATATTATTATGTTTCGTAAAGAATTCGTTGATTATCGATTTTTAAATATTGCTGAAACAGTCGTACACGAAGTGAATGAACACGATTGTATTGTACAGTATTTTGTATGCCAATTATCTTCGTTTCATAAAAATAGAAAATTGAAATGCATATAAAAGAGTTAAGTAAAAATACATAATCCAGATATTTCCATAGACATATTATTACTGTAGTTATTTACAAAATGAATGTATCAATTGATGACGAGTGGCAACAATTCTTGTCGAATTACTCTGGTTCTACGCATAATTTAGTAGATTTTCAGTCATTTAGCAATACATCAAATAACACTGATGAAACAATGAGCACATCAAAAACAACGTGTAATTCTTTAAGTAGTAGTGATGAAGATATCGATGAATCAGAAGATGAAAGTGATGAAGATGAAGACGAATTTGAAAATACTGGGGTACCATCAAAACTCACCGATAAAAAACTAGAAATGACAGTGACAAGAAATCCTTGTGAAGAACTGTACATATCAACACAAACTCAAATATTCTTTCTGAATACAAGTGAAATCGATGTTGACCATATCTTTTGGAATATTCCAGTAATAGAATACGCTATACCAGCAACTGGAGTAATAAAAAAACAAATGAGAATTATTTCAAAAGATAAAGATGAATTCGCAACATACCAAACGAGTTTAAAACAGTACAAATACTATGCAGAAAAAATAATGAAACAAATAGACAATCCAAAAGCCCGTAAAATAAAATATAAAGACGTTCGTAAACTCACTGTCGGTGTATCCAAAAAAGATATTATGAATTGTCACGGGAAAAATAAGAATGCCTTTATAAACTGCTTTGCAATGGTGTTACGTGTACAGTATCATAGCGTATATCACGAAATACACGTGAAAGTATTCAATACTGGTAAATTGGCCATTCCTGGAATTGTTGATGATGGATTACTTGCCGAGACAAAAAATATATTATTATCTGTACTTCAACCGTGTTTTCAAGACTTGGCTTTGAAACTAATTCCTGCTGCGGATTCGCCTTTGGTAAAACGACTAGTTCGTGGTAAAAAGAATAATGGAAAATCCGATACTTTAGGAGGTAATAGTAATTCTTCCAAAAGTCACTTTGAATACGTCAAACCAAAGGGAAATGTACTCATTAATTCTAATTTTAATTGTGGTTATTATATTCAACAAGAAAAATTAAAAGCCATTTTACGAGACAAATATCGTTTGAATCCATCGTACGACCCTTCTATGTATCCTGGAGTCAAATGTAAATTCTTCTATAAAAACGATTTACCTGCAGATAATACCATACAAAATGGTATATTAGGCGAAGATGATAAAAACGTAACTATGACTGAATTGGATGAATTAAGTAAAGATAAATACACAAAAGTATCATTTATGGTGTTTCGTACAGGAAATTGTCTTATTGTTGGCAACTGTACAAAAGAAATATTGCATTTCGTATTCGAGTTTGTGAAAACTATCTTAATGGATGAATACGAACATATCAAAGCAATAAATGATGTTCCTGTTGTGAAAATGAAAAAAAAGAAACCACGCAAACGCGTTGTATATTTAGAAAGGTCTTACTATAACGAGCATATTATAACTTAAGTTAAAAAGGATTTAAAGTATCCGCTTATTTTTTAATTATTATATCTTAATTACAAAATATATCAAAGATGTCAAGTGGTGAAGTTGTATTAGAACAAGGACATAGACTTCCTTTAGACAAAACTCTGCAAAATGCTGCAAAACTATCTATTGTTGAGGATAGACCTATTATGATGGACTACTGGACAGAATCTTTAGACAAATCTGTTATGATCGGTATTCGTGAAGATGAAAAAAAAATGTTAATTAAGAATACCGAAGAATACACTAGTTATATCGATAAGATTTTTCGCATTGGTGGGTCGGATTATATCATCATGACTGAAAATTCTATTTATCTGGTTGATAAAGATATTCCTACCAAAAAGGTAAGCTTTGACGCATAATTGTTGTACAGTAAATAAAATTAGATTATTGTACAATAACATAACACTACTATAGTGTATCGGAAATAGATTTGCGCTGTGTCTCATCTAATATCTCTGGAAATTCTACATCAAACTCAATTATAAGCATTCCTGTCGTCTCACCTTTTGTCATTCCTAGATTTTGTATTTCTCTTTTGTATCCAGGATAGACTACATTGATATTAGACTTGTTTGATATTCTTAGAATTTTTCCACTTACGTGTGGTACATCTATTTGGAAACCGCACAGTGCATCTTTTAAAGATATCTTTGTTTTGTACAGTAAATTATCTCCTTCCCTTTTTAAAGATGCGTGTTCTGCAATTTGAATGGTGAGACATACGTCTCCCTTCAAATCTTCATTGACATTTCCTTTTTCGTGAAGAGTTACTTTCTCTCCAGAACGAATCCCTTTTGGAATTTGTACAGATATCCTTTCTTTTTCTGTACTATTCACACTATTCTGTACAATAGAACGTTCCATTTCAATCATGATTTGAACACCCGTATATGCGTTTTCTAAAGTAATTGGGATTGTTCTCTCCAGTGTTGGTGGTTTTTGCGGCTTTGATTTCATAAATACTGGTTTTCCATTGTGAAACACTTGAATGTTGGGAGAACCATGAGAACGATTCATACGTATGCCACCGTGTAATCCTCCTGTAAACATTTGCTCAAAAATATCGTCAATATCATTTCTATGACCGTTTTGTGTATGAACACGTATACCTCCTGGAAAAGGAAAAGCTCCTGGAAACGGAAAAGGAAATCCTCCCCCAGGAAACCCTCCTCCTCCGCCACCACCCATTGGGTCGCCACCTCCATATTTCAACTGATGGTCGTACTGTTTTTTCTTCTCTGCATCCCCTAATGTCTCAAATGCTTCATTAATCTTTTGAATCTTTTCTATAGCACTCGGGTCTGGATTACGGTCAGGATGATACTGTAAACTCAACTTACGATATGCTTTTTTTATTTCTGTATCAGAGGATTCGTTCGATACTCCTAAAGTATCATAAAAAGTATTTGTTGACATTTAATAAATAATATTTGTACTGTATTTTCCAAAAACTCGTTTATATTAGTTCATTATGTAAACAAAAATAGTTAAATGTCTCAAACCACATAAACCAATAAAGTCTAATACAACAACAATACTATGGAAGAACCATTCATTCTAAAGTATAAACCATTTTTTATTGATGATTTTAAACTAAATACTGAAACTGAGACAACATTAAAAACGTTTCTAGAATTGGATGAACTCAATATTCTTATTTACGGTATCACTGGGTCTGGGAAAACCATGCTATTAGAAGCACTTGTAAGAGAATACTATGGAATAAAAAAAAATCAAGGATTCCCTGAACACAATATACTGTACATCAATCATTTGAAAGAACAGGGAATCAATTATTATCGCAATGAAATGAAAACGTTCTGTCAATCTCAAAGTATTGTGTACGGTAAAAAGAAAATGATTGTAATTGATGACTTGGATAATATCAATGAACAAAGTCAACAGGTATTTCGGAATTATATGGACACATATCGTAATAATATACATTTTATTGCAGTGTGCACAAATATACAAAAAGTAATTGAAAGTATACAATCACGTGTTCATATTATACAATTGAGACCCCTCCTAAAGAATCAAATAAAAGAACATTTAGAGAATATTGTCTCAAAAGAATCCATCGAAATCAATGGAGAATGCAAAGAATATCTTTTGACGATTTGTGGAAATTCTGTAAGAATTATTATTAATTTCCTTGAAAAACTTCAATTGACCAATACACCAATCGATATTGAATTATGTAAAAGTATATGCACATCTATGTCTGTACAGTATTTTGAAGATTATATTTGTGCTTTTCAAAAAAAGGATTTACACAAAGCAATCGAAATTTTCAATGGATTGTATAAATCTGGATATTCTGTAATTGATATATTTGATTATTTCTTTACTTTCCTAAAGCAAACCCAATTGCTAAATGAGACAACCAAATATAAAATTATTCCTTATCTATGTAAGTATATTACCGTTTTTCATACGATTCACGAAGACCCTATAGAATTAGCATTATTTACAAACAGTATATTTCAGAAATTTTGAGACAAATCTCCTAAATAATAAGAAAAAACCGCTTAAAAATATTTTGGTTCGGAGTAAAAATATTTGTATTTAGGATAATGGAACCAAAAAATATAGGAAAAGTGGATATGTCTCGATATCGACCATTCTTAAGAATTGTACCTATTAATTTACTACTTGAATTTTTAGAACCTTACTGCTCCATAACCGACCGCATGTTAGTAGTGAATGATGTTGCATATCGTAAAATGATTCACGACCCTGAAAAGCATAGGGAATTTCGCAGAACGCTGTTATCTTATTACCAACCCGCAAAACACTACTATGCATCACGTGATTTCACATATGCATCTCTAACTACCATCATACGCCATATTTGTAACTTAAATGCACACCCATACACATCTAAGTTACAATACGAACACTCCCAACATTATATCATTTATTTCATAGATTGTGGTGACCTTTTGGGTGAAGATATTTCAATTAATGTAGGAAAAGCATTTTAAATCTCTTCACTGGTATAAGATTTAGGAAACAATAGGTCTGTATCGTTTCCTAAATATATTGTATATTGTATACAGAAGCAATGATACAATCAAAACACGTACCTTATCTATTATTTGGATTTGTGGTTATTTCACTATCAAGCTATTTTGGAAATAAGATAAAGTCTCATTTCTCTGACATGGACCAGAAAGATGACTATGAACTCGTGAAAAAATATATGTTAGATGAGTCTGCATTGTACGGAGACAATCGTCCTAAACTATGGGTTCATACAAAATATGAAATGAATTCGAGACAATGGAAAAATTTCCATTCGCGTAATACAACCGATTTGAATCAACCTTACTTATATGTCACCATTCAAAGCATTATTAACCATTGCGGTGATGATTTTCATGTGTGTCTCATTGACGATGAGACATTCCCTAGATTGATATCTGGATGGGAAATCGACTTAGCATTAACGCCCGAACCAATGAAATCTCACTATCGTGAAATCGGTATGATGCAACTTATCTTTTTGTACGGTGGTTTGACTGTACCCAACTCATTCGTTTGTTCTAAATCTCTTATTGATATTTATCAAGATGGTATTGTACAGGATTGTCCATTTATTTTTGAAAAAAGGAAAACATCTTTTGTTGCCACAAATACACCATTTGTACCCAACCCTAAAATGATTGGCGCAAAGAAAGGTGACCCTGTTATTCAGAATTTCATTTACTTTATGAATTCTAAACAAGAGAAAGGACATTTCACATCGGAATTGGAGTTTTTAGGAGAAATGGAAAAATGGTGTTACGAAAGAGTTCGTGCAAATGAAATGAGTCTCATTGATGGAACTAAATGCGGTGTTAAAACTAAAATTGGTAAACCCATCTTACTAGAAAACTTAATGAGTGATGACTTTTTAGACATCGATGACAATGAGTTGTACGGTATTGTTATCCCACGCGAAGAACTATTGTCTCGCCCTAATTATCAATGGTTCGCTATATTACCGTACCAAGAAGTACTAGATGCGAAAACCATTCTTTCAAAATATATGACTGCTTCTATGGTTGATAGTGTTCGAAGTTATTACGACCAGAAGCGTAAATCATTGAGTATGGTAAATATATGATTCGTTCAGTAAATGGTTTAAACATATCAAAATAGTGCAACAAAAATGGAAAAACAATATCTTATTGCACATATTGAAATACCAATTGAAGTAACCGAAAATCAAAATTATAATATTTTAAACGAACGTACAAGTATCCGTTTTGACCCATGTACTGAATTACCACCTATAACAGAAGATACTGTACAAAATAGTGATATATTTAGTGCATTGTTTACCACAAAAAACGAAACTACTTATGATTCCGATGAGACAATGTCTCATATTAGTGATACCGATGTACAACCAGAAGGACCACCTACGTCTGTTCCATTTATTACCCAACTTCTGAAAAATAAATTACCGAAGAAAAGGGAACGTATCACTTTTAAACGCCGTTCTTCGTGTTCCAATGGAACACGGAAAGTATATAATAATTCTACTGAGACAACCTTGTCTCAAATAAACGAAATAGAGAATCTATAAATAAAAGAATTTAAATGGTCGAAATCTTTTTATTTATAAAAAGCACACAAAAATGCATACTATATATTATGGTTGTGATATAGTACAAATGGATATTACTCAACAATGCATTGATAAATGTATGAAAGACTCAATTATCCGTATACCTCCTAATGATTTCACGCGTGCCTTTCTTTTTACAGATCCGTGTGTAGATATTTTGAAAAGTATATATGTTAAAGATGAGACAACGAAAAAAATCTTAGGTGTTTATGATAGTAACACAACTCTATTCTATGATACCAGTACAAACATTTTGTACAGCAATCATTCGACTAATTTACCTGAACATATCAAGTTAAGTTTTCCAGATGTAGAACCTGTATTGAGACATATTCATTCACAATTAAAATTCGATTATGGTTCTCTCAATGATGAATATCCTGAACAGTTACTTACAGTACAATTCATTACAGGCAATGAGAATATTCTTGAACTAGGTGGAAATACTGGCCGAAATAGCGTCGTGATGGGGAAAATACTAAATGAACATAATAATACCAATTTAGTTGTACTGGAATGCAGTAAAACGGTTGCTCAACAACTTACACACAATCGTAATATAAATAATCTGTTTTTTCACGTTGAACCTTGTGCACTTTCCGTAAAACCCATATACCAAAAAGAAGGCGAATGGGTTACAGAACACTCTCCAAAATCTGGATACACAAAAGTAGACAACATTTCTTTTACAGAATTAGAGACAAAATATAACATTCAGTTTGATACACTTGTAATGGACTGTGAAGGCGCATTTTATTATATTTTACAGGAAATACCTGATATACTGCAAAATATTAAGTTAGTCATTATGGAAAATGATTATAATACAATAGAACAAAAACAATTCGTTGATGAGAAAATGAGACAGAATGGCCTAGAAAGGGTCCACTGGGAAGCTGGAGGCTGGGGACCTTGTTACCCATTCTTTTATGAAGTATGGAAACGTTGTTAATTCAAATAAAAAGGTCTCTGTTCTGGTTCTACAATCAATGCCTCTGGAACAAACATCGGCTTTTTATGAATAACATTGAGAGAATCAAACGATTTCAGTTCAGGACGAACTGGCGCTTTCGGTTGCACCAGATTAGTAGAACCAATACCGTACAAAAACGATTCAATGTCACAGGCATTGTGTGCTAAATCACGTGAATGCATTTTACCTCCTAGCAACCCATTTCCAGCATAATGCATAGTTATGGCTTTTCCTTGTGGTGCGTGCGTGTACAGTTTTGTATCGAATTGTCTTCCTTTCGACCATTGTTCTAATTCGTAATTTCCTGGTGTATTCTTGTTTCTTGTAGATGCCATACCGTAACAATATTATAATACCGTGTATATTATAATATTAACATTGAAAAAATAATACTAGTTCGTTATATCAAAATATTTCGCCAGTTTTTGATATTCTGGAAGCGATGTTAGTACAGTATTCGGGTCAACCATATAGAACCATACAATAGAGTGATACCATACGAAAGTATCATAACTACATAAAACTGCTTGTCCAATTTTCATATCCAGCGAAAACATACGTCCAGCTGCCTTCTTATACAATTCTTGGAACTCATATTTATTTCTTGTCAAAACATACAAATATTCCATATAAGTGTCTAAAGCTTTCGAGTCTAATAACATTTCATCGTGGGACTCTTCGTCTATTTCATCTTTACTGTAGATATCTTCTGTACTTAAAGATGCATATGGCGTCATTTTTTCATTGTTTATTTTAAATACTGCACGAATACATTGTCGATATGCTTTATTATCATCATAATAAATCGCAGATGGAAGAGATTTATAATGCACACAAAATTCGTCATAAGACATGTCTTTATCAGAATCCATTTTATTTGGAAATAAGTAATTCGTAATAGATTTAATCATAGAATTAACATTATATTTATACTATTGAATATTTACTTTTTGCTAAAGTACTTTTCTCCAGATTCTCTAGTACTAGAACCTCCACGAACCCAACCATCCATAGCCAATTCTTGAATCACTTGACTTCCATCTTGTGCTCTTTCAATTAAGCCTTTTTCCAAAGGATAAGCTCTTGGGTCAACAAATGACTTTTCCATTACTGTAGAAACACTCTTTTTGCCTCTTACTGTCTCACCTTGGATTAATTGCGACTCTATAGTAGGATCACAAGAACCTCTTCCAAGATAAGGAACTGTTAGAAAAGGTCTTGGCATCAATTGTAGTTTTTCGATTGGTCTCTGTTGACCAGTTTTTAACCATAATTGAGACTCATCGTCTACTGCAGTACCATCTAATCCTGGACCACCTTGGACATTATTCACCAAAAGACCATAGTTGGATGAACCAAAGTCAACATATCCTCTTGGGGTTATCGTACTGAAATGATTATATAGAGATTCATTTAAATGTTTACCATTTTGTACAGTCTGTTGTGATTTATCGGTAAAATCACTTCCAATACGTGCCATTTGACTAAATGTATATCCTGATTCTACTGGAAATGTACTCATCTTATATATTTATACTATGTTATGATATTTTGTGCTTCAATCGCAAAAAATATTTCTTAATTTGTATGTCTTGCTAAATTTCTTGCACACGCGAATTGATTGCCTTCTTTGCAAGAAATCATACTACCGTAACAAAAATCTGCGAATCCTTTTTGGTCATTTGGAATGGTTGTGCTAGCTGTACTGTAAAAAGGTCGCATTGATTGTTCAAAATGCAAATCATCTTCTAAACTTCTGAATAACTTGTTGTTGATTAATGGCTGTTCAGGGTTTTTTTCTGCAATCATATTTTTAGTCTGTTCTAAAATAGTTTTTTTTGTATCATCGGCATATGCAGGCGGAGCTGGTTTTTTATTATCTGCACTTGAATAATCGGTTATAAGTACATTGTTGAAAGGATTACTAGAAGATGCCTCTGCAAATACTGTAGAAGTATCCATGTTTTGGTCTTCTACTAATGCTTCTCCAGGAGTAGTACCACCATTGTACGGTTCGAAATTTTCTAGTTTTTTTTCTTCCCCTGTTGCCTTAACATAATGCATATATGCAATCGCTGCTAATGTTAGTGCACCGACAAATAGTAAACGAATATTTCTAGTTACTATGAAACTTCCAATTGTCAATACCAAAATAATTCGAGACAATGCATTCAACTTTTGTATATATGTCATTGTATCCGAAGGGAAAAATTCCAACGGATACTTCAATAAAACATTCAAATCTTTTGACCAAAACTGTACAGTATCATTTGACACTTCTAAACTTTTTTCATTTGGATCATTCATTGAGACATCCATACTATTATCGTAAGTTGACATTCTAAACACGTAAGTTATATACTTAATAATGATATATATACAGATGGAAAAACACAAATATGCAAAATATCGGCTAAATCTATGACATACCAGTAATGTCTCTCACTTTCTCACATCTTTTATCCATCTGAAATGTACTACACTTATCCGTTTTTGGTACAATCTGCAGTACACACTTTGACTTCTCTCCAATTAATGGTTCTGTACATCCATTTTCTTTCTTAACTTTCACTCTTTTTTGTGTAGTTGCACATCTTGACCGAAAGTGTTCATAGCGTGTCTTTACATCTTCATAGGTAAGTCCCGATTTCTTACCCAGCATACTATTTATCAATTCATGTAATTCATAAACATACTTTGAGAAACTTTCACGCGATTTCATATGAGACATTTTTAGCGGTAATTGCTTCAAGTTATGTCTCAAATTATTTCTACACTTTCCACAAGGCAACACGTGTTTTAACCCTAAAATAAAATTTCTGTACTTAGTTTTTGCTATGCGAGTAGGTTTTACAGGATAATTAAAACTAATCGTATGCAACGTATGCCACATTGTCGGACCCCATACCGTAGTCAACATACCATCATTACTATCAAAATCTTTCTTTGAAAATATAGGTTTGGATACTTTACGCGTTTTCCTTTTTGTCATAAACCTACTATATAATAGTTTGTCAAAATGTATTTTGAGACACATAAAAAATGTAAATAAACATATTACATATGACAACTACATTAAAATATACTACAATATGCCTCATACACCTACAAACCCGAATAAATTGAGTATTTCACACTACCACACGTTCTTAAAATATTTGGACAATCTACAGCATAAAAAAACATTGTCCTACTTTGACGCGATGACCTTGTCTCGAAATATACAATTATATTACGGCACATTTGAAGAGCAGGTTTATAGTCCAAAACAAGAAGAATATTCTATGTGGAAATTAGAAAATGAATTCGATTTTTCTTTTTGCTCGTTAGATTCTACTGTACTGAAAAAAGAATATGTCGAAATCGACTTCGAATTAAATTCTACTGATGATATCCTATTAATGCTAGAAAAACACCCTTATGAGTACAGTAAAACATATAATATCGATTTGAAAACATTGCATAGTATTAAACCTGAATTAGAGTCTTTACGTCATTTAACAGGCTTGAAAGAACTGAAATCTTCTATCTTGAGACAATTATTGTACTTTATACAAGGATTCAGTAATGTCACTCCTGAAATGTCTGATTATAAACATACCATCTTGACAGGACCACCTGGAACAGGTAAAACTGAAATCGCTAAAATTATGGGGAAAATGTATTCTAAAATCGGAATCTTGAAAAATAACGTTTTCAAAAAAGTCACCCGTTCTGACCTCGTTGGTGGCTATTTAGGACAAACTGCGTTAAAAACGAAAGGTGTTATCAATGATTGTCTCGGAGGTGTACTATTTATTGATGAAGCATATGCTCTACACGCAGATGACGCTTATGCAAAGGAATGCATTGATACCTTATGTGAAGCATTAAGTAATCATAAAGATGAACTCATGGTAATCATTGCAGGTTACGAAAAAGACTTGGAAGAATCCATCTTCAAAATCAACAAAGGTATGCACTCTCGATTCATATGGAGATTCAAAATAGAACCTTATTCGCCGATTGAACTGTACCAAATATTCTGTACTAAAATGAAACAACAGCATTGGACATTTGAGACAGAAAACGAAATCAATGAAAAATGGTTTGTACAGAATAAAGACCACTTTCCATTTCACGGAAGAGATATGGAACAATTATTCACATATGTGAAAATATCCCATTCTTATCGTGTGTACGGTAAAGGAAAAGAAAATCGTTTCAAGATTTCAAAAACTGACTTGAATAATGGGTTGGAACATTTAAAGAAAAATCGAAGCGAAGATTTGTCTCAACAACAAAATAAATATGGAATGTACATATGATAATAATAATTATTGTGTTGTCTTGTAATAATTATTATTCATTGTATTTTTATAGAGTAACAAAATGTCAGATCCATCAAGAAAAACTATCAATATAGATTTGGATCAGTTCAAATTTAAACAAAATAATACACGCAAAACGCGAGGAAGAGGAAGAGCACCTAAACCACCAGGGAAAGACGCGCCTAAAATACGTGTAAAGAATCCTGGAAATAGAACCAAACAAACATCCACTTTGAAACGCAATTTACTAAAAATGTTTAGAAACCACTATGACCAAAAAATGGGAAATGAGACAACGCCTACTGTAAAAATAGAAGAACAGCCTCTACACGTACCTAAAGGTGATTTTGAAAGTTCTCTCGATTATTTTAAAGAACTAGACCATATCACAAAGGAAAATGAAGCCAAACCAGTTATTAAACCAAAACCTGTAAACCCACATAACGTCACTTTACGTGCACAACCACCAGCTGTCAGTCCACATATACAGAACTTACCTATGCCTCCTGTATTTAATGCAAATACACTACCGAACCCACCAATAGGACAAGCTCCTGTACTACTAAAAGCTCCTGTGTTTATACCACAATATGGATGTCTCAAAAATGGTAACTTACCCACTTTTCGCACCTGGAAACACGCCACTCAGAAAAATCTACCAAACGTACAAAATATCCCTAAACCCTCAAGAGAATCAATGATAAATATGGAAAACGTCCCTTCTCAAAAATATGAAGAAACGGTCGATAAACGCCTAAATGAAATGTCCATTAGAGACCAATGGAAAAATAAAATGAAAAGACCATTCACAAAGGATAAACCGAAAAAACAACGACGCATTATTCGACGCACATTCCACGTGGGGAGGTCTAAACAACATCCACGCGTTTCCGTACTTGTCTCAAACCGTACAATACGCAATCAAGCCAATTTACGGAAATCTGAACTAAAACAAGTTCCTATTCAAGAAGTGAAAAAATATTTATTAAAACAAGGTTTCATAAAAGTAGGAACAACTACCCCAATTGATGTTTTGAGACAAATGTACGAAAGTGCTTCCATGGTATGTGGTGAAGTCAAAAATCACAATCCTGAAAATTTACTGTACAACTATTTCAATCAATCATTGGAAAATGAAATGATTTAGACATTTATACCAGTGAAGTTTTGATAGTAACACTGGTTTAACTCATATAGTTGTACAGTATTATGCACCAAAATCACAAAAAATGTATTTCTAGTATATACACATTCTTTATTACTTTACTTAGATTATGATTAACGTATTTAGTGGCACTGAAGACAGTTTGAACAATGATAACGAGACAGCAAAAAAGTTTAGAAAAAGAGGAAAACGTACAAAGAGACAACAAGAGATTGCGTTAATGCAGGAATACTCACAAACAGACGGTCTTGGTAATTATCAAAAACATTCTTCAAACCATAATGGTAGACGGTCTCCTCCTCACAACGAGAGAAAGTTCAGTAAACCATATGACGCCATTCAACATATGTCGGAGAAAGAAAGACAAATATTCGACAATAAATTCACCACACCCAGAACAACTACACAAGATGATTATGTACGGTTGTTGAAAAATCCTAACAAGAAAATAGTAGTGGTAAATGGACCTGCAGGAACAGGAAAAACACTATTTGCAACTGAATATGGTGTACGGTATTTTTTAACAGATAAATTTGAAAAACTCATTTTTACTCGTCCTTCTGTTACTGTAGATGAAGATTTGGGATATTTACCAGGTACTATGGAGGAAAAAATGGCGCCGTGGGTACGACCTATTTACGATATCTTGTATCAGTTTCTTTCAGTAAAAGAAATTCAAACACTCATTGAGGAAAAGGTTATTGAAATCGCACCATTGGGATTTATGAGAGGCAGAACATTCAAGAATACGTGGATTATTGCTGATGAGATGCAGAACTCCACCATCCCACAAATGAAAATGTTACTTACCAGAATTGGTGAACAAAGTAGATTAATTATTACAGGAGATTTAGAACAACACGATAGACCATATGAATTGAATGGTTTAGAAGACTTTTTACGGAAATTTAAGGGAAAACGGTCCAGTAGCATATCCAGTATGGAATTCGAAAAAGAAGACGTCCAACGAGAAGCGGTAGTTAAAGAAGTACTAGACATATATGCAGGTGATGAGCTACCAGAATATGACCTTATACCACCATTAGATGATTCTTCCGCCATTGTTGAGACATCTAGCGAAGATACACATTGACCGCATTTATTTTCCGAAATCTAATATATATACTTTATACAGTAACTATGAAGTTTCAAGGAAAAGGAGGAAAAACACCTAAATTCTCTATTGAAAGGTCGAGACATTTATTGAACAATCGCATTGTACTTATATTCATCTTTGCTTTGACATTGATGAATATTGTACAGTTGGCCACACAAGAAGATTACTTCTCCGTTTCTATTCTAGTTTTAGTCGGATTCTTGACATCCTTCTTTAGCAAAAATATGATTGTCATTATGTGCATCGGTATGGCTGTATCAAATATTCTTAAGTACGGGACCAATATTGCAAACCCTTGGAAAGAAGGATTCGTAGATAAGAAAGATGACGAAGATAAAGAGAAAAAAGATGACAAGGAAGAAGAGGAAGATGAAGAAAAGGAATCATTCAAAAATAAAAAAAAGACCAAGAAAGAAGAAGACGAAAAAACTGAAAAAGAAAAATTAATCGAATCCGATTCATTAGATGACCTTCGACACGAAATGAAATTAGGATTTAAGCGTATCAATCAAAACATCGATTCCATGAATATGAATAGCTTATTCAATTAAACATTTATTTACAGTAAAATGAAAACAAATCATAATTTATAGATACCATAAATTATGTTTACTAGACTATCCATACAGCATATCATATTATCTCTGTGCATTATTTTACTATTCTTTATAATAATAAGTAAATTTAAGTTTCGGTCCATTTTTGAATTATTTACCGCGGATGAGGAAATACCCGATGATATTTCAGTTCCTGAAAACATCAATGAAGAGGATATTGGAAATTTTGATAATGACACCGCTAACAATCAGGCTGCTGTAGATAAAGAAATTGCAGAAGGAGAAGCAGTTATTAATAATACACCTGACCCAACCACATCAAATGAAGTAGTAAAAGATGAATCCGAATTAAATAATGCTGCTTCTACTGAAATCGATGAGTTTGATAAAGATGTACCAGATGATTGTCCAGATTGTGTAAAACATACCCGAAGAGATAGAGCCAACGAGGAAACCACGAAAGAACCTAGAGAAACTAAGATAAAAGCGTCATTGATGTAAATCCGACTTTCAATAGTTTATAGTACAATATATTAATGTTATTATACTATAGAGAGTGAACCACCATGAAATTCGATTTTTCATTTAAAATATTTAAGAAAAAAGTTGGGAAAACAATTGTCATTGATGATAAAAAAATTTTGAAAGATATGATTGGCATTGATTTAGACAGCTTATTGAAAAAAATTACAGATGGTGCAATCAATGGAATCACAGGAATACTAGATAGCATTTTCAATTCGGCTTTTAAGCCCATAGAATCATCGTTTAAAAATTTACTAGAAGGAATTGCACGAATTTTTAAATTGGCAATCAATAAACTTTTAATACCAATCAAATGGATCGGCAAAAATCTCAAACAATTCGGTACAATTATGAATAATATTTTCAGAAATTTCATAAATATACTGAAACCAGTATTTAAAATATTTACTGGATTCTTCCAATCAATTGGAAAAATAATGTCTCAAGCTTTCCAAAAGTTTGCACAAATAATGAAAGCTTTTGGAAAGATATTCGTAAAAGCATTTGCAACTATTGGTAAATTCTTAATGAAAATATTTAAGACGATTGGTGCATTCTTTGAAAAGTTATTTGCTGAATTAATCAAAGTGTTTGAGCTTATATTCTTTTACATACTCTGTGCTTGGAATAAAATAATGGTTTTTCATCGTTGTATACTGTACTATAGTATAGATGTTATTATATTTACGTGCTTATTACCAATACGTATGCTATTTTGGATGATACCTCAGCTTCAAATGTTAGAAGACGTTGCTAGAGATGCACTTGAATTATTAGATGGTATGGTCTATGATTTTACATTATCTGCATTGGGTAAAGGTATTCATGTGAACCAATGGCCGAACGATGTCATGAATAGATGTTATAGATGCAAACCAAAGGAAGAAAAAATAGAGAAAGGATTATTCTTAAAAGAATTAGAAGAATTTTTCACAAGTAAAAACAATTTCTTCCATTTTGCTTTCCGTTGTACACTCATCATTTTTTCATTTATTGCACTCGGAATTATTATTTACAGAATGTTTATAAAAAAAGGGTGTAACACAAGACAATAACATTTTATAGATATATGGTAAGAATATAAGGAAAAGTAACAATGGTCAATGCTGATAGTTTCTTGAAACCAATAACAGAAGGAATAAAAAATGCTTTTACAGTAAAATTAAAAGAAATAGTGGTAAAACCATTAGAAGAATTCGGTGATATTTTTGAAGACTTATTAAACGATTTAAAAAATGGAATCTTGAAAGCTTTTAGTGTTATTACTATACCAATCAAATATATTTCAAAAGCAGTTTCTGCTATTGGACAGATATTTCAAAATTTAGCCAAGAAATTAATTGGTACATTCAAACCCATAATAAAAATGTTTTCAAATATGTTTAGACAAATCGGAAGAATGTTTGTAAGCATTTTTTCAAAAATTGCATCCTTTTTTAGTTCTATGGCAAAGAAATTTATGTCACTGGTTCGTGTTATTGGTAAATTTTTGATGAAAATATTCAAAACCATTGGTGAATTCTTCAAAAATCTATTCGAACAACTATCAAAAGTATTCGAACTCGTTTTCTTTTACATTATATGTACCTGGAACAAGATTTTGTCTCTTGATGAATGTATCGTATATTACTTGATTGATTGTTGTCTATGGATAATTTTATTACCGTACAGAATTATGATTTGGATGTTTCCACAATTATCAGAATTGGAAGATTTGGCACGTGATACATTAGAACTATTAGATGGTATTGTATATGATACATCCAGTGGGTTGAGGGGCAAAGACGAGAACGGCAAACCACGAGCAGGATTTCATATTAATCAATGGCCAAATGGAATTATGAATAAATGCTATCGTTGCAAACCAAAAGATGAAGTTGTCAAACAAGGACTTTTCTTAAAAGAATTAGAAGAATTCTTTAATGACGATGGAACCAACTTTTTCAAGTTCCTTTTCCGCTGTACTCTCATCATTTTTGGAGTAATTACAATTGGTATTTATATTTACAGGTCATTCAAAAGAAAGAATTGTTCACAAATGAAATAATTATACTGTACTTATATATTCAAAAAATGTCGGAAAAAACAAATCGTAAAATCAGAGAAGATAACAAAAAATTTGCTATGAAATTTATTGGGGAAATCGACAAATTTACCAAAGATGTATTTAAGGAAGGCTCATTCATTTATTTCATGTTTTGGGCTCTTATTATATTATTCGGGGCATACTGCTTATTTTATGCGTATACGTTAATATCAAAAGGTTCTTGTACAACACGTAGAAAATAACCCAATATATATATACGAGAAATGCGTGGAAAGTCTTTGTCACAATTGCCATTAAAACAACCTAAGAAAAAATGTATCCTAGGGACTATGTACTGTATGAATAATATGACCTTTTTTATATGTGCATTCCTCATTTTAGTTGTTGGATATTTATGGGTTCGTGTCTCGAATTTAGGCAAAAACGTTGAGACAACTACAACTTCTAATAGAAATCAAATCACCAGCAGTATTTTAGTTCCATCATCACCGAGTTTACCTATTCAAGACATTCGAGGAGATGTAGGAAGATGTGGTGCAGGACGAGGTGACCCTTTAACTAATCCTTATGTACCTCCTGTTCGTTGTGATTCTACTTTAACAACACCTACAATTATGATACCACCACCCAATAATGGTTCTTTTGCTGTAAATGTACCCACACAAAGTTATAACACACAATATTCTCAAATCGGTATACTGACGAGACAATCTGGTTTGGGACAACAAGATATATTACCGTTAATGGGTCGTAGAAGTCCTAATTCTAGAGACAAATGGCAATATTATAGCGTTGCAGGAGGAGGCGCTGGAGGCAATTTACAGACAAAGTTACCTGTAAAAGTAAAAGGTCGTTCTTGCAGTGGTGAATATGGTTGTGATGAAATTTATAATCAAGACCACGTATATGTAGAAGGATATCAAGATGACTTCATCGCCACTATTTATGAAAGTGGCTTGTTCTCTTATTTACCATAATTTTTCTGTGTCTTTATTATAAAAGATGAGCCACGCTGTTTTCATTAAGCAAAAACCTATATCCTCATTCTTATCAAACGAATATCCTTCTTTTGAATTTAATGTACAGTATTCGCCTGTAGTACTTATGTCTAATCACTTAAGAGGCTCTTTTGAATGGACACGAGACAGTGTATCCTATGTTGAGAACACAAAAGGGTCTCTAGGGAAAACTGTACCAACCAAAATGTATTTGACACCTTTATTGCATCGTTATTCCAACTTTGGTCACACCCACGAAATGGTCATTGAACACAAATATCCTAACACTATAGGAAATCGAAAAGTATTCCTTGTATTTTTCTTACAGTTGAGACAAGATGCGCTCATGAAAACACAACTTGATTCTTTTCTAGATAAAGATGTTCCACAAATGGATGTACAGTCTTTTGTACAATCATCTTTGAATAATAACTCTGCACAGAAAGTGTACTACCAAACCAGTAAACACGACCACGTATTTATTTTTCCCAGTGTTATTACAGTACAAAGCTCTAAAGTACAAGAGTTGACAGGCACGCCTAAACCACCTGCACAAGTATATAATGAAGTCTTTCTAAATGACGCCTTGAGAGAAGCCAATCGAATACCTATCGAAAATACAAAGGAAATCGTAGCAAGTCCACTCTCATATGATATTACTGTAAAACCGAATACTGTAGCTGATAATATTAAAGAAGCGTTTATCGCAGGTGATGTTATGGATTGCTATCCTGTAGGAACAGACGAAAATGATTATACAGTAAATATTAAAATGGCGGACGATAAAGTTGTGAATGATATTCATAACATGTTTCCTATGTTGGCACTTATGTTTACAGTTGTACTCATTTTCACTCCATTTACCATTTTAATGTCTCAAAAAGTGATTGCAGATGGATATGGTGGGTATACACGTCTTGGTTTTGGTGCATTTCTAATAGTTTGCTTGTTTTTAGGGTTGTTCTTTCCTTGTGCAACAACTGATTCTAAAATTGTCAAAAAAGGAGATGAAAAAACAAAACACGCATTTAATATGGTGGGTATGGTTTTCATTGCTATTACTGTAACTATGTATATTGTCTCAGTAGGACTTATACAGTTGAAAGTAAAGTTAGGTGATATTGACTTTGGTACTGTTACGAAGGGAGATGACCATCCATACGGTAAAAATTTTGTTTTGGTGGTGTCTGCTATATATCCACTCGTTGGTATCAAAAAACAAAAAGATTCAGGTGGAACGGGAATACCAGAGTAATATATATAATCTATTGAATTGCAAAATTTTAATTCAATAGAAATCTCTTTTATCTGATTAGAACAAATGAATACTTATATACAAGGTTTTGAGACATCTGCGTAGAAATTCTGTACATACACATACATACATACATAATTAATACAAACGTTGTTTTTTCATAAGCGGGGACTTCGCCCCCGCCACACTGCAATTTATTCTACGAGACATATCCAACTGTTCTAGGTATGAATAACGGTTCATATATCTTATACTGTTTTGTGTTCGTCTATGTACATATTCATCTAGATCCCTCGTACAATAATGGCACGTAATCCATGTAACATCGTGTAAAGAATCATTCAGTGCAATATCGTGTGGATTCAATGCATTTGGACTCATAATTGTCCATCCATTATGGCTTTCATATTTCGAGACACATTCTTTACACGATGAAAACGGACATAGCATACATATGTACTTGACCGCTGAACCTGTACAATTACAACCAGTACAATAATGTCTCGGACAAATCCATTGCTGAGCATTCATAAGTGAATCATCATCCTCTGGAAATAATCGTCGGTCATATACTTTCTTGCATCCAGGGAAATCACATAATACCAAATCACCACCATCTTTACAGATAAAACACAGGTCTTCGCTCTCGTTGTCTTTCAAAAGGTTTGCCTGGTTGCATCCATTAATAGTTGACCACGGATAATATCGTTTAATGTATTCATGAAATCCTTCGTAGTTTTTAATTTTCGATGGTTGTTGTTTGCGGGTTGTGGTCTGGTTCTTGGTTGTTGTTGTGGCAACAATACATTTTTCTTTTTCTTCTTCTGGATTCGACAAAGGTTCTCTCTTGAGAGAAAGGTCCGCGTCCGTATAATCTAATGATAAACACGGGTCATTTTCCAAATCATGAAATGTCTCTTGGAGAAACTTATACAAATCTGCGAATTCTTCAGCAGGAATGTATTGTAAGATGGAATCGATTGATTTGATTGGTGGTGTTTGTACAGTGATTGTACTTTCATTTTCAGTTGCGGTAGATGTCATGACGGACTTAGGAGGATTTTGTGAGGTAACTATGAATACGGAATTATTCTTGAATAAAAAATGTGAAGAGGGGAATAACACTTCACGTTTTTTGCAAGAATATCATGAGACAAACATTCAATGTAGAGGGTGAATAGGGGATTGAGGGTGAATAATAGAGCGAGAGAAGGTTGGAGGGCATATCAATTTTTTGTCTACTGGACTTCCGCATATACGGTTATGACTGTAAAAATATACGCTACTAAAACAATATTATAAATATAATAACCCCTCTCTGATTTAGACAAGTGAAGCACCAACTAGAGAGGTAGTTACTGGCTTAAATTCTGAATTTACATATTGTGATGGCTCACTTACACCAATTGGTGCTAATTTCTGTACAACCTCTTCTTCTAAAGAAGTAGATTGAGGAGAAGGATTCATTTTTTGAAGTTGCACGTCTTTCTTCGCTTGCGAAGGTGTACGACTTTCAATACTAGCTTTTGCAATCGGCATTACTGAACTTCTTCTTAGCAATTCATAAGCAACAAAAAGAGACAGAACGCCTAAAACAGGAGTTGTATAAAATAGTAGGTACATTACCAGTACAACTAATACAACCAAACCTAATGGTGAATTGATGTACGGTGTAAACCAATCTGGTGTAGGAACCATCATTACTAAATATACAATGAAAAGGACAGTCAATACCTTTTCTAATAATGACATCGAATTTAGAAAGTTCTTGAAATTCATCGTACTTTTTATATATAATGAGATATGATATTATTTACACTTATTGTTTTACAGGTAATATTTTTGATTTCTTCTATATGTATATACATTGATATGCCTTTTGAGTTTAATAGCGATCAGTTTATTTGTAATGCATTAAATCCTAACTTACAAGATGGTATGTCTCAATTCGAGAATATAAACTTACCTGATAATTTGAAAGAAAACTGTAAACTAATGTTAGAATTTGATGAAAAACGTAGAGCGGAACTGAGTTATATTGATGCCACTAATGTACAACAACGAACCTGGTTGCATATTGCAAATCTTGTAATTGGGTCTCTCATCCTAGCTTACGCAACAAAGAAAGTAATTTAGAAACTTACAAGTATAGATAAATAATCTAGTATTAACATATAATAATTCATTTTAGTACTAGAAATGTCGTTCGAACCAAAAGAAATAACAAACAGTGATTTAAGTCCTGCATATTACATTAAAAATACAGCTAGTCATGTTCCTGTAAAAAAATCAGAAGAATCTGAAGGAGACTCATCAATGGATAATGTTCATACGGTATCGGAAAATTTCACGGGATTGACTTACGAACCTTTTGTTACGAATCGTACAACTGAAGTAAGTTTTAATGCTTTAAACATTGGTACTAGTGCTATTTATGACTACATGGTAGAAATTAACGATGGCGATAATGTCAATAAAGTTAACGATGTAGTAAAAAAATATGAAGAAATGAAGGAAAAACGAGAGATTTTAGAGGAGAAAATGGAAGAAATGGAAAAAGAAGATACCGATATAAATCTACAGACCGAATCTACTATTTATACTACATTACTTATCACCGCTTTAGGAACATCTTTGTTGTATTATTTTTTCAGAAAATTATAAAATGAATATATAGCATATAGTTGTGTACAGTATCAAAAATGACTTTGAAAGAATACTTTTTTAAATACGAAGGGTTTAATACAGGTTCATTGCAAGACCAAGCTAGAATGCGAGATATATCTGCAAATATGGCACAAATTGAAGAAAATATTGATAAGTATAAAGAAATATACAATGATATATCTAATAATTATGGAATTTCAGGAGAAGTTCCTGAATTCGAGACGACTGACCGTAATGACGCTTTAAAACACGATCTGCACTACGTGATGGGACAACAAAAAAATACCTATATGTTAGGTATGGTCACTATCGCCACTTTAGGCATTGCTACCTTTTATATTGCAAGGAAATATTAAATCATAGATGGTCGGATTCCAGTAACGTTTTGAAATGACGTCATTGCGGGCGTCTATAAATTTATATAATATATAGTATATATAGTATATAAAATAATGGGATTCCAAGAATGGGTTAAAGGATTCACATATAGAAGTGGATTTCAAAATATGGATTCGATTCTTCGTTCTTCATTCATCACTGAATTGAAACACCCTGTTACCGTAACAAAATCATCAAGAGGCTGGAATTTTATTTTTTATGACAAAGTGGTAAAAGATGTTATAGGAAGAGCTATATTTAGAAATGAATATACTGTAAATGTGTATAACGAAATCGGTAACTATGTTGGTAAAATGAAATGGAAAGCAGCTACACTTGGGGGTCATATACATTCAACCGTTGAAGCGATTTCCCCAGATAGTTTCCCTAT